CTTGATCGCCGGCGCCCCCATGTGCAGGGTGTTGATGAGCTCCGACTCGGGAATGTGCAGGACGTTGATCATGTGCCAGATATGGCCCGCCTTCTCATGGGCGTCCCATTTGATCAGCCCCGCGACGTGACGGGAAGCCATCAGGATGGCGCCCTGCTCGGGCGTCGTCTCCGGCGGCAGGATCCTGGCCGGGATATAAGCGAAGTTGGGGTTATCGGGATGCTTGGCTTGCAGCTCCTGCATCACTGCAGTGCGGCGGTTGCCTTCGATCACCACGAATGAAGCCACGCCATTGAGGAGCTCTTCCTTGACGTAGATGGCCTCCAGGACGCCCTTCTCCTCGACGTCCTTCATCAGCCAGTTGGTGTCGGGGAGCTTGAACAGAAGCTCCTTGTCGGTCTTATCCGGGAAGAGCTCCTTCTGGTACTTGAGCCTGGGGTTCTCGGTGTCGAACCTCACCCTGTCGGTCGGGACCCGCGCGTGCTGAATTTTCAGCGGCGGCGGCTTGTGCAGCATGATCGTCTCGAACACCTGCTGCTTGCCGTTTCCATTTGTCATCATCGTTACTCCCACGCGGGCCACAGTCGGCCAGCGTGGGCAACCGATCATATCCATATGCGGTTGTCAACTACCGTCTGAGGGCGTCTCTCGCCGTGGTGGCTACGGGCGCATCAATGCGTCGGCCCGGTCAGCCGATGCATCCCAGGGACCGGCGTCGCCGGCCCCGAGCCAGGGGTTGGGGTCGGCGGCGGGAACGAGCCTCCCGGCCGCGGGTTCTGCCCGGCGTTCTGCCCTCCGGCCGGCCCTTGCATCTGCGGGCTAGGCGGGGTCGCGCCCTTCGACGGCGCCGCCATCTGCCCGACCCCTGCAGGCATGCCTGGCGCCCCTGGCTGAGGCCCTTTGCCAGCCATAGTATTGAGCGCCACGATCGACGGCAGCGGAGACTTGAAGGCCTGGGTGAGGTCGAGCTTGTCGTCCAAGCGCTTCATGAGATCCCGCGCGAGAAACTCCGGGTCGACGTTCGGCAGTTGCATGATCAGCGGGTAGATCTTCTGCGCGTTGGCGATCTCGACCGCCTGGTTCGGGTTGCCCGACGAACCCGCCTCGACCTCGAGCCAGATCTCGCTGGCGATCTGCTGGCCAGTCAATGAAGGCCAGACCGCGCCGGGGCCGACGATCTGCTTGACCGTGTCCTCAGTGACATTCGCGAACAACAACTGCCCGCCATACTTGGCGAGGTGGGTCAAGAGGTCGTCGAGGTCGTCGACGTTCGATTCGTTCGCGGTGGTGCGGCCGGCTTCGGAGATCTGGCTCTCGGTCGCCGTCGCGTCGCCCGTGCCGCCGAGATTGGCCTCCGAGAAGCCCGTGACCCGCTGCACGTCCTGAAAATAGGGAGCGATATCGTACAGCGCGGGATCGATTTTCGGCCCCGTGAACGGCTGCAGGAGGTCATCAATTTTCTGCCCCGGCTGAAGCCCATTCAATTCCAATATTGCGTTGTCGGGATGGCTCTCGAGCTTCTCGAGGTCCTCGGCGTCGAGGGCGCCGGCGGAAACCGCGGTCTTGGGCCTGGCGGCGCGGCGGTGCTCGCGCAGGCCCTGGCGGGCCTTGTTGTAGTCGAGGGCCATGTCCTTCATCAGGCGAACGTCGCTCGGCGGGAACACCTCGTCCTCGTGGTCGACTTCGTTGAATGTCAGCGCGAACCACGGCCAAAACCTTTCGAGTGGGGTTTCGGGCGCCGCGGGCTCGCGCAGGAACTCCACGTAGCCGTCGCACACCAGGTAAACCAGGCCATCCTTCCTGTTGTAGATCTCCCACACACAGCAGCACTGCCGATCGTCTCCGGTGCCTTTCTCCTTCTCGTTTGGCCCGAGGCTCGAGCGGGCCGACACGTCGAGGCCGCCGTCGGGGCGGCGATAGCTGATGTAGGACTTGCCGACATCGACGCCGTAGATCTCCTTCACCTCGTTGGGCGAAAGAATGTATTCCTCCGCCACCCAGTCGCAGCCCAGGAAGCCGCGAAGATGCACGCATTTGGTGTCGGGGATGATGCTGAAGCTCGAGGGGTAGTCGAACACCAGGCCCTCGCGCACGACGAACTGCGACTGCCCCTGCAGGTCCTGCACCATAAGCTTGAGCTGCTCGGCCTCGGCGGAATTGGGGTCCGCTTCGCCGTCGGCGATGTCGGCCGCCAAGCGCTCGAGGGTGCCGAGGCGCTCGCTGATGTCGGAGAGCTTCGCGACCACGTCGGGTCTTTTCTGCATGACCCGCTCGAAGCCCAGCTTCACGTAACTCACCCCGACCGTCAGCGCGCGGCGCACCGTCATTTTCAGGAGCTGCTTGAAGGGGTGCAGTTGCTGTGAGACGTTGTAGGCGTAGAGGAGCTCCAACGTCTTGGCGATTTTGTCGAGCATCTCGACTTGCTGCTTGACCTGAGAGGCATCCTGGATGACCGCCATGCTCCGTTGGATCACCTGCCCCATGGCGGGGTTCTGAGGTGGAGGAGGCGGCATCCCAGGCGAGGGAAGTCCACCGGGCATTCCTGCGCCTTGAGGCGGCATACCAGAGGATATTCCGGCGCTCCCTGCTGGAGGAGCCCCTGGAGGGCTTCCAGGGCCGCCTGGAGGCCCTGGAGGCGGCATTGCTCCTGGAGGCGGCGGAAGCCCTGCAGGGCCTGCCTGCGGCCCTCCCATCTGCCCCGGCATCATGCCGGACGCCATCGCCTCCTGAGCCGCCTGCTGGATCGCCTGCAGGCTCTGCTCGGTCCCGTCCCAGACGGTATTAAGGATCATCTCCCTCCTCTTCGCCACCGCCTTCGGGTTGCGGGCGTAAAGGAAGCTCACCCGCTGGGTGATCTCGCGCAGGGTGATGTTGGCGACGTATCTTTTGTCTTTCGGGTTTTTGGACCATTGCTTGCCGAGGGCGAAGTCTTGGTCCTCGCGCATCTTGTCGTAGGAGGGCTTCCAGTGCTTCCTGGCGTGCTTGACCTCCGCCGCCCACGCGGTGACCAGGGCCTTGCGCGACTGCGACGGCTCGGGCCGGTCGCGCTCGATCATCTTGGCGTCTTTGATCCCCTCGCCGAGGATCTGCGGGCCGGAGATGCCTGCGGGGGTTCCGAACAGGGCTTCGACCGGGTCGAGGGTCGGATCGTTGGGGCCTGCCATCACCATCCACTCGCTAGACGCGCTTCACGCTCCGCACGCTTGGTCTGAGCCTTCACCCAGCCCAACGTAAACACCCCCGGTTCGATCGCCTTCGGCTTGGGCTTGCCCTTGGCCGGGATCTGCTTCATCAGCCCGAGGCCGACCAGCGACAGCGCATCGACCAGATCGTCCTGGCCGGAATGCGGAAACTTCAAGAGCTGCTCGCGGGCGTCCGCCCACCAGCGGGTGAAGCCGGGGAACCACACCCGGCCCATGCTCATGCGGGCGTTGATGCTCTGCGCCCGCGCCAGCTTGTCGGCCACCGGGGTGATCTCGTCGATGCTGCAGTAAACCCGCTTCTCCTGCATCTGCTTGCGCAGGAAGGGGCCGATGCTCTTCGAGATGGTGCCGCGCTCGCCCCACCAAAACATCGGCTTGTATTTCGCCATCAGGTGGATGACCGCATTGATGCTCATGTCCGCCGGCAGGCGCGACCACACGATGTCTGGCATGACCCAGATGTTGTCGTCGACGTCGACGCCGATCACCATGTGGCAGGACTTGTCGTTCTCCTGCCGGGTCGCGACCGCGAAATCGCTCGCGCCGTAGAAACGCATCGCCTCCGGCGGCGGCATGTCGCTCATCTTGTTGTAGGTGCGCAGGAAGCCTGACTTGAAGAATGATCCTTCCGCCGGCGTCGGCCTGCCCTGGTAGAGGGCGGTGAAGCCGCGCGGGTCGCTGCGACGCTGGTCGGCCAGGAACGGCTCGGCGAATCGCTCGGGCCACAGCGGCTGGTCGATCGCCCGCCCGAGCGGGTCGTCCTCCTCCGCCAGGGCGGGCAAGTTGATGATCTTCCAGGTCCTGGCCTCTTCCTCGTTATAGTGCGGGTTGGCGGGATCGATATGGCGGCCGATCAGATCGTCCTCCGACCACCGCGTGGCGATCAGCACCAGGCGCGCTTCCTGGGTCATCATCCGGGTGCGAAACACGTTCTGGTACCAGGACCATAACTTGTCGCGCACAATGAGGGAGTCAGCCTCTTGGCGGTTCTTGATCGGGTCGTCGAGGAGGTTGATGTCGCCGCCGCGGCCGGTCAACGTGCCGCCGACGCCGACGCAAAACATGTCCCCGCCGCCGGCGATGCGCAGGCGGTCGGCGGAGGCCCCGCCATAGTCGAGCTTGAGCTCGGGGAAGACATGGCCGTAGAGCGGGCTCTGTAACAGGGCCTTGACCACCCCGCCGACATCGACGGCGTATTTGTCGTTGTAGGTCGCGAACACCACGCTCTTTTGCGGGTTGCGGCCGAGATACCACGCCGGGAACAGCATGCTGGCCAAGCGGGTCTTGCCGTGCCTGGGCGGGCAGGAAATGATCAGGCGCTTGATCCTCCCCGCCTCGACCTCCTCGAGCGCCGCGGCGATCACCCGGTGGTGCCGCGCCACCTCATAGGCCGAGCGGGTGGCGTCGGCCCTCGAGTCGGGGTCAGGCGCCATGTAGCGCGCGAACGGGATCAGTTGATCGCGCGCTTGGAGGATCGCCTTCTTGCGGGTCAGCAGTAGGCGTCGCTTGTCGTCCTCATTCATTGTTCACTGTTCGATCCCGCCCTGTTCCGGGACATTTGTCCCGCTTGTCCCGCCATGTCACGGCACCAATGACCCGTTGCTCTTGGTGGTCGCGGAGCCAGCGCCGTTGGTCGCGGTGACCTCGCATTCGACGACGTAGCCCTTGTCGGCGGTGACCAGGGTGTAGGTCGCCGCCGTCGCGGAGGGAATATTCGCGTTCCCGGCCCGCCGCCACTGGTAGGCGTAGGTCGGCGAGTTCAGCCAGGTCCCGGTGTTCGAGGTCAGGACCTGGCCGACCGTCACCGTGCCGGTCACCGCAGGCGCCACGGTGCAGACCGGCAGGCCCGCGGCATGGTTCTGCTTGACCACCTTGAGGCGAGGCTTCTGCGCCCTGACGACGGGGGTTGGATGCCCCTGGATATAGGTCAGGTCATCCGACCCCACCGGCGCGATCGCCTGCGCTTCAACACCTGGCATTTCACTCTCCTTTAAGCGTAGTCGGTTCCGTCCTCGTTGAGCTCGTAGCCCTCGGGGATCTCGTCCGAACTGGAGGAGCGCCCTTTCGGACGGTACTTCGCCACCATGTCCTCGCCGTCGGGGCTACGCCCGCCGAGCGAAAACGAAGAGTTGTTGAACGTGCCGTCGTCGCTGCGGCCAAGGCCTGCGTGCGGGCCAGCTCCGGGGCCGCCGGCGTGGCCGTGCGGGTCGCAGAAGTCATCGCCCGCGGTCGATTGACCTGGGTGTTTCGGGTCGATCTTGATCATTCCTTGTCTCCTTTAGGGTTCCTGGGCGGGGGCGAGGCTGGGTGCTGCTCGCGCTGGGGCGGGTTGGCGGCTGCGGGGGACCGTCTGGCCTCCGCTTCCCTGGCGAGGGCCAAGGCGCGGTTGTAGCGCTCCTCATCCTCCCGCTCGACCCGCGCTGCCTCTTCCTCGTTGACCGGCTGGCCAGCGACATAGTCGTTATCGCCAGGCTGGGGCAAAGGCCTGCGGTACTTCTTCGGCGGTTGCGGGGTGGTGACGAGCCCGGTCGCCTGCTCGGGGGTGAGGGCGACCGCAGCGTTCGGGTCATCCTCCCGCGAGGGGTTGTCGCGCCCCTGCGGCGCGTCGGGCATGGGCGGCGGGTCGGGGGCCGGTTGCCGCGGCGGCGACGATTGCGCTGGCGGCAACGGCGGCTGCAGCGGTTGCTGAGGCTCGCCGTGGTGGGGGGCGGGCTGCGTCGGCTGCCTCGGCGGGGCAGGGGGCGGTTGGTGCGTGGTCGTCGACTTGGGGGGAGTGTGCTGCGGCGACTTGCCGGGCGGGGGTTTCGGGGGCTGATGGTTGGCCATGGCGGTTATCCTTTCTCAGCGCGGCGGGTAGGACTTGGTGGTCCAGCTTGTCGTCCTGGGGTCCCAGACCGAGACGACGACCTGGGAGTAGATGTCCTCCGGCGGCGGCTCAGGCTGAAACTCGTCCGCAGGCACATCGGTGCCGCCTTGCGGCAATTCGGGGAGTTCATTGCCGGGGCGCTCGCCGCCCGGCACGGGCTGACCGCTCGGATATTCGCCGCTCCAGCTTCCCGGCGGTCGGTTGCCGGGGTGACCATAGCCAGGCAGGCCCTGATCGGGGTGGCCTTCCCATGAGCCTGGGGGCCGGTTGCCAGGATGTCCGCCGACCGATCCCTGGCCATAGCCGGGGTCCGTAGGGCCGCCGGGATAGACGGGGCCGCCGCTGGGGTAATTGCCTGACCAACTCCCTGGGGGGCGGTTGCCGGGATGGCCTTGCCCCCAATCAGGGCGGCCATAGCCTGGATCGACGGGACCGCCGCCGCCGGGCATCGGCCCGCCGCCGACCTGGGTATTCTGTTCGTAGAGCTCTCCGACGATGACGACCTTGGGCATTGGCGTTTTCTCCTCTGTTGAAGCTTCGTCCTTCACGATGGCGACGCGCAAGGCGTCATGGATTGGCAAGAATGTGTGTAGCACGTTCGGGCCGTCCTTGAGTGACGCCGCAGGCGGGTCAGGCGGGACGACATCGTAGTTCAGCAATATGTTTGCCGGCGGAGGCCAGCGCACGGCAGGATCCCAGACGAATGTCGCCATCAGGCCACTCGCACCATCAGCGCCGAGCCATTGCGGTAGACGCCCCCCACCGGCACGCCAGCGGCCGCCGCCGCCGCATCGTCCACAGCGTCGGTGGGGACTTTGATGGTTAAACGGCCCGTGGCGCGATCTAGCTTCAACGCCGCCGGCATATCCAAGCCTACGTCATTGACGGCGTGGATCTCGAAATTAGAGCCGGTATCGACGCCCGATTTCGGATCGGCGTTGGGCATGAAAATCTTCCAGCTCGGATTGGTCTGCGTTTGGCCGATCACCGCAAAATAAGCCGTCGATTTTGCGATGTCGGGACAGCCTTTGACTTCGACGCCTCCAGTGGCGACATTCGTGTAGGCATAAATACTCGGATAGTAGAGCCCGCCCGGGGGGACCACTTTGAAAGCGGTTCCGCTTACATTCTGGATTGTCAGCGGTCCCGTGAGCGTTCCGCCGGCCAACGGCAGGTAATCGCCGCCGGACCCACCGCCTCCTTGAAGCGCGGCCACCTGCTGCTGCAGGTCCCATATCTGCCCCTTGAGGTCCCACTCGTTGGCGCCCTCCGCCAGCAGGTGGGGGCAATAGACATAGACCTGGTCGCCCTGCGGCCACTCGAGGCCGGAGTGGTTGGTGACCGTGACGGCCTCGGCGCCCTCGGTCATGTCGAAGGCCGCGTCGACCTCGCCGGCGCCGGCCCGAAACACCTGGTTGGTCGAAGCGGCCGTGACGTCGGCGTGCTCGGTGTCGGTGTAGCGCTGATCGACGCCAGGGGTGGGAATGACGATCTGCCCGCCGTCAGGCACGGCTACTTCCAGGCGCGTGCCCCAGCCATAGGATTGAGCCGACTTGTCGCCGATCGTCATGGAGCTCTCCTTTAGACGTGTCCGGTCAGGAACAGGACAACGAGAATGATCAGAATGAGGCCGACGAGGCCGATGCCGCCGCCGTAGGCGGGGCCATAGACGCCATGGGCGTAGTAGCCGCCGCCCCCGAAGATGATGACGAGGATGAGGATGAGGAGGATCAGGCTGATGCTCACGCTGTCACTCCCCGCAGGTCGGGCAGATATCGGGAACGCCACGCGGCAAGGGCAGCTCCGGCCGATCCGGTGAGCCGCGGACGAAAGGAAGGCGCTTGGCCGGTGATCAGCATCAGGGCGTAGATCAGGCACAGGATGCCGAACACGCCCCACACCGCGCGATCGACCACCGCGGGCATTTGGGGGAAGACGCTATGCAGGACGTAGAGGGCGATCCAGACCACGGCCCCAAGGATGATGACGCCGATGATGAACCAGAGGATCTCGATGGCGAGCGGGATCATAAGCGCACCCTCACTGGGTTGTCGGGGCGACGTAAGCGCTGACGCCTGGCGAACTCTTCGCCATGCCCCAGACGTGCGAGGTCGTTGAGATATCGAAGCTCTCGCCGGAGATGATGGTGAAGCCCTCGGTCAACGGGATGGAGGGGCTCGTGTCGCTGATGGCGAAGACGCCGATGCCGTTGAAGGTCAGGAGCATCGGCCCAGGGCCGAGGTCGGTCCACGCCGTATTGGTCAGGGAGAACTTGGTGGTGACGACGGCGAGCGCCGGCGCGATGATCGCCAGAGCCACAAGGAAGGCCAAGGACAGGCATTGGAGGATTTTTGGCATCATGGCACCCCGACTGAGGTCATGTAGGTTCTGAGGCGATTGTAGAGGGCGAGGTTGCCCGCGCTGCCGAGCGACGCGCCGATATGGGCTTCGCTTAAAATTTTCGTTGTGCATGCGGAGGGACTGCCGCCGCAGCCAACAAAGAAAACATTTTCGGGAAGACCTGACGTCCCGGCTACGGTTCCCTTGTCAATCCCGTTCCAATATCCCTCCAAACTGGCCGAGTTGTTCCGGTCCCCCACAAACAACCCGTTCGTTCCTGGTGATACACAGCATGGCGGCGTCCCCGGAACATTTATCCTTGGATAAAACGAGCCGCCGTAACTGGCATATATACCGCTGCCTCCACCACCACTCCCCATCTGCCCTACATTATCGTCTACGGTAAGGTACGCCCAGACCCCAAGGCTAGCGTTGTTTTGGGTATACAGCAGGCTATTCGTACCGGGATTGTATCCCGATAAATTCAGTATGTTTGCTCCCGCGACAAACCCGCTGAACCCTTGATAGGCCGCAAAGGTAAGAGAGCCGCTCACCGCCAAGGGATAGCTCGTCCCCACCAAATTCAGTAAACTGTCCGCCTGCGTCTGCTGCGCCAGCACATACAGCGCGTCCAGCTTCGCCCACACGCCATCCGTGACGAGTCCGCATATGAGCGTGGTGAGGTCGGCGGCATGCGCCGTCTCGCCGGTCGCCCGCGCCAAGTACGCCGTCGCCTGCGAGCAGCCGGTCGCGCCGCCCGCGCCGTCCCATGGGCTGAAGCCTGCTGGCGGGGCATAGGTCTGGCTGGCGGCAGTGGGGCGGAGGGTCCAGACGCCAGCCCCTGGGCCATGCAGGCAAATTGTCGGAAAATATGCGAGCCCAGCCGCAGGCGCAGCAATCGCAATCATTGAATTAGCCCCCGTCGCCGGATTACCGCTCCCGAACCAAACATTGTTCAAAGACATCCAAAACTTTCCAGCCGTGAGATCGACCGCTATCGCAAACACATCATTTGCGACCGGAATAGTGCCGCTTAATCCGTAATTGTTAGTAAATCCAGGACTTCCTGCAAACAGGCGCTGCTCTGCCTGTAATAACGCCGCTATTGTAAAAACCCCTGCCGAATAATTACTGGTTCCCAGATAATTGGTAGGGATAAAGCCCGCATCAGCTATCCCAAAACATCCATCGTTGTTCGTCCCGATTGATCCGTTTGGCGTTATAAATTCGATATAGTACTTTCCGGATGTATGACTGACTGACCCGCGAATGGATTGATAGACCCCGACGACCGTGGCCGTCACCGTCAGCCCGCCATTGCTCAGCGTCATGCTGTTGGCGGCGGCGTCGCTCGCGGACCATACGCTCGTCGGCGTCGCCGTCCCGCCACCGCCAGGCACGATCGGGGCCACAAAGGCGATCCCGCTTGGGGCGTCCTTCATCATCGCCCACACGTGCGAGGCGCTGAAGACAGGCCCTGCCTCCCCTGAGACGATGTTGAGGCCCTCGCGCGTGACCGTGGGAGCCGCATCGCCGATGGCGTAGACGCCAATGCCGTTGATCCCCAGCATCAGCGGGCCGGGGCCGAGATCCGTCCAAGCGGTGTTGTTCAGACTGAACTTGGTGGTGACGGTCTGAGCGTGCGCCAAGCTCGGGAAGAGCAGGAAAGCGAGGAGGGCGAGCCAGCGGGTCATGGGACGCCTACCGCGGTCATGTAGGCGCGAAGCCTGGTGTAGAGAGCGAGGTTGCCCGCGCTGCCGAGCGACGCGCCGATATGGGCGGCGCTGAGAGTTTGTGTGGTAACTCCCCCCGACACAATGCTTCCACCAACAAAGAAATCAGCGCTTGAAAGCGCGGTAGGAGTCGATGCAAGCGGCCCCGCGCTGACCCCGTTCTGATAGGGGTACATATTAGAAGCATCACTTCTCTCTACTGCAAACAATCCCTTAGTAATTGATGTTGCGACTGTAAGGGCCGTGACGCTATCATTGACTCTCGGATAAAAAAGCCCGCCAAATTTATTAACTATATACGACGCAGTATTGTAGGCTATTTGCGACTTACCCTCGTCAATAACGCTGTACGACCAGACACCTAAGCTAGCATTAGTTTGAGTGTAATGCGGAGTGCCCACCGTTGGGTTAAGCCCAGTGTCCAACCCAACCCCAAACCCAGAAAAACCAACATATGGCGTAAAAGTTAGAGCGAGCGGAACGGGACGATCAGAAGCTCGGCCCGGCCCCGTCAGCGGGTAGCTTGCGCTTACAAGGTTTAGTTGCGCATCCGCCTGCGTCTGCTGCGCCAGCACGTAGAGCGCATCGAGCTTGCTCCAGACGCCATCCGCCACCAGCCCGCAGATCAATGTGGTGAGGTCAGCCGGGTGCGCCGTCTCGCCAGTGGCCCGCGCGAGGTAGGCGGTCGCTTGGCTGCACCCGGCCGCGCCCGCGCCGTCCCATGCGGTGAAGCCTGCTGGGGCGGCGTATTTCTGGCTGGCGGCGGTGGGCTGGAGGGTCCAGACGCCAGTTCCCGCGCTCTTATTCAGAGACAAAGCAATAAACAGTGAGCCAACCGTAGCGGGACTGAAAGACATAAAAGGCAGGGATCCTGTAGAGGGGTTGCTGCCACCGGCCCAAACGCCATTCACCGAAATCCACACGCCCCCAGAACCAAAATCTACCGCAAGTCCATAAACGTCGTTGGGCGATGGTGTGAGTAAACCTGGATTATAATTAGGCGTAAATCCAGCACTAGTATATACCAGCCCAGCCGGCTGAACGCCGCCGGAATAATTGCTGGTCCCCGGATAGCTGGCGACATTAAATCCTGAAGATGCTAATCCAATAACCTGAAAATTGGCATTTACAGACGTGACGAGCAATTCAGCGTAAACTTTACCCGATGACTTACTAACAGTGTTGCGAGCCGACACAAAAGTACTATCCACGGCAGGCGCTGAGAGCGTCAGCCCGCCGTTGGTCAACGTCAGGCCGCTGGCGGCGGCGTCGGTTGCGGACCAGACCGACGAAGTCCCTCCACCGCCCCCGCCTCCGCCGGTGATTGGCGCGACATAGGCGGTGACGCCGAAATTGCCGGTTGCCGCGCCCCAGACGTGCGAGGGGGTGGGGATCTTGATCGAGCCGCCGAGAGCCTTGCCGAAGCCCTCGGCCTTGAGGGTCGGGGTCGCGTCCGAGATGGCGAACACGCCGGTTGGGCCGTTGAACGACAGTAGCATCGGCCCCGGCCCCAGATCGGTCCAGCCTGCATTGGAAAGGGCGTATTTCGCCGTCGTCGTCGCCGCGGCCGCCGAGCTTGTCCCTGCAGCGATCAACATCAATGCTATGGCGAGCCAGCGCTTCATACGAGGGCTTCCTTGAAGCTGTGGTAGTAGCCTTCGATAAGGTCAGCGCGGTCGAGGCCGTTGACGCACTTGCGGGCGTTGTAGGGATCTTCGGTATCCTCGTTGAAGAAGGCCGGGAGGCCCAAGCCGGTGAACCACCCGTCGATCAGGCCGTCGAACAGGATCAGGGCCGAGGGCTCGTCCTCGAGCATGCGGTGGGGGTACTCGACCAGCGGCGCATCGACGCCGTACTTGTCGGTAAGGACCCGTTCGCCCTTCTCGTAGTTCTCGATCCAGGTCAGCTGCACGTGGCCGCGGCCGTAGTAGCACTGGCTGTGCGGCCCTGTCGGGGCGCCGTAGGACTTGCCCTGCCCGCGGCCGTATTCCTCGATCGGGCGCATCTCGGCGGCCGTCTCATGGTAGACGGTGGCGAAGGCGTAGGCGAGCCAGCGGATGTCCTTGTTGCGGAAGTTCTCTTCCCAGACGTCGAGCAAGTACTCCATGCCGTCGACTTGCCGTTGGCTGAGCACGCCATTGAACACCGACATTCGAATGCTGTCGAAGAAGGCCTTGCGGTCGATCTCAGCAGCGGCTTGATCGATCATGGCGACCCCCTGCCGCAGTCCGAGATCAACATCTTGGTCAGCGTCTGCCGCTCATCCCGCTGCACGTTGGCGACGTACAGGAGCGCGAAAATCATTCCCGCATTCAACACCACCACCACCAACAAAAGCGGCGATGTCTTCAGCGCGCCGATCGTCTCGAGGCCGAGCTGGGTCACGCCGGCCTCCTTTCGAGCGCGGCGACTTTCGCGCTCAATTCCTTGATCGCCTCGACCAGCACCGCGATGATGTCGGTGTAGGAGATCCCGAGCAGCGGAGCTTCCGAGGCGATCTCCTTGCCCTCGGAATCGCGCGGGCGATTCGTCTCGTGGACGACCTCGGGCAGGACCGCCTGCACGTCCTGGGCGATCAGGCCGATCTCGCGCCGCGATCGATGCTCGCGGTTGAACGACACGCCGTCGAGTTGCTTGACGATCGATAGCGCGTCTTCGAGCGGCGCGATGTCGCGCTTCATGCGCCGGTCGGAGCCGTTGACGATCGAGATCGGAAAGCTCACCTGGCCGGTCTTGCGCGAGATCGACATCGGGGCGCCGAGGAAGGCCCCGCCGTCGGTGAAGCCTGCGATGTAGAAGTTCGAGCCGTTGTTGCCTGTCGACTCAGGCGTGCCGTCGTTCATGACGACCTGCCAGCGGTTCAGGCCGTTGTTGGAGGCGGTGATGCTGTCGCCGGTGGTCGCCTTCGAGTTCAGCACCAGGTTGGCGTTGCCGACGAGCGGCGGATAGAGCGAATTGGAGCGCGGGGTCGCGCCGACGCCGTTGATCGAAACCCGCCCGTTGGCGCGATTGATGTTGAGGGTCGAGAGGGCGGTTGAGCCGTTGTCGTGAATGGCGGTGATGTCGAAATTCGAGCCTGCATTGCCGCCGCCTTCGAGCGTGTTGTCGGAAAGCGCCACGTTCCAGCGGTTCTGGCCGCCCGAGGACGCCACCATGCCGCAAAAATGGCCAGGACCCAGCCGGTTCAGGACCATGGTGGCCGAGCCGACATCGGGCGGGTAGGTGACGATCGAGTGGACGGGGGCGCCGACGGCGTTCAGGGTCATCCGCCCGCTCATGCGGTTGATGTCGAGCTCGGCCAGCGGCGTATGGCCGTCGTCGGCGATTCCGGTAATTGAGAAGTTCGAGCCTGCGTTGGTGCCCGGAGACTCGGGCGTCGCGTCGCTGAGGTTGAGCCCCCAACGGTTCGCCCCGCCGGAAGAGGCGACGATGCCGCAGTTGTGGCCCGAGCCCTGGCGGTTGAGGACGATGGTGGCTGAGCCGATGTCGGGCGGGTAATTGTCGACGGTATGGGGAGCGGCGCCGACGCCATTGAAGGTCAGTCTCCCGCTGGCGCGGTTGGTGTTCCACGAACTCAGTTGATTGCCATTGTCGTCATAGGCGATGACGCCGAAGTTGCAGCCGGCGTTGGTTCCGGGATTTTCGGCGAGCGTCGTGCCCAGCACCAGATCCCATCGTTTCACTCCGCCGGTGAAGCTTGAGATGATCCGACTGGCATAGCCGCTCGGGGCGTCGAAGCCCATCGCGGCGTTTTCCATGACGATGCCGCCGGTCATGGTCCCGCCGGCCAGGGGCAGGTAAGTCCCGCCGACGATCGGCGGGCCGCCGGTAGCCACCATTGCGTCCACATAAGCCTTGCTGGCGGCGTCGAGGTCCGAGACGGGGTCCCCGGCGAGGGTCAGGATGCCGGTCATGGCGCCGCCGGAGAGCGCGAGGTAGCCTCCGATGGTTGAGCCGGTGGGAGCTTGAATGACGCCTGAGAACGCGCCTCCGGTGATCGGCATGTAGCCGACGATGGTCGAGCCGCCGGTGGTGACGATCGGCCCGGTGAACGTTCCCCCGGTGACGGGCATGTAACCGGCGACCGCCGAGCCTGGCGGAAGGGTGACAGGCCCCGTGAAGGTCCCGCCCGTGAGGGGCATGTAGCCAGCGATCACCGATCCCGCCGGGGCCTGGATCGGGCCGGTGAACACCCCGCCCGCGATCGGCATGTAGACGCCCGCGACGTCGCTCGAGGTGAACACCTGCGACCACTGGCTGGCGAGGAACGGCCCCGGCGCGACCGCCTGGATGCAGCGGTAGAGAAAGCCGCCGTTCCAGACATATTGCCCAATTGTATAATGAGCCACGGCCGAGAACACCCGCGCCACCAGGAGGTCGATCGGAGTCTTGAAGGGATCGACGGCGCCGAATTGGAAGTCGGGCAGGTTGACGTACATCGTGCCCGGCAGCCTCGACCCGACCGAAGGCCGTAAACCCGCGGTGGCGAGTTGCAGCGACTGGATGCGGGTTTGAATGCTCAAGCCGTTACACTCCCATCATGATGGCGGCTGTGCTTTTGGCGCCCGCCGGCGTGTAAACGACGACGATCACGCCGGAAGCGCCGTTGCCGCCTGCGCCATAGCGCGTATTTCCGTTCGCCGAATATCCACCGCCGCCACCCGCGCCGCCGTATAATCCGCCGACAGCGCCATTAGCCGCATTCGAAGACGAGCCCGCGCCAGAACATCCGCCGCCGCCCCCTCCTCCTCCGCCCGCGCCAACAGTCCCGAGTTCGATTCCCGCTCCGCCTGCGCCGCCAATTCCCCCTGGCGTATTGGTGGCGTTTCCGCCGCCTCCTCCGCCGCCGCCAGATCCATGCGAACCTGCGCCGCCGCCGCCGCTAGGAGCCGTTCCGCCAACGCCGCCAGGTGTCGTATCGAAGGCCGCGCCACCCACAAATCCGACAGTCGTGTTGTTGGTTTGCGAAGTTCCTATTGCCCCGCCGCCGCCAGCGCCGCCGCCTGCACCGCCTTGCGAAGTCCCGACAGATCCCGGTCCGCCGCCAACTGCGCCGCCGCCATTGGGTCCGCCCGCCCCGCCGCCGCCGCTGCCTCCGTCCGCGCTGGTCGTGCCTGCTTGCGCCGCGCCCGCGCCGCCATTGAAAGCGCCCGTTATCGGAGTGCATGCGCTTGCTTGCCCGCCGGAAACGCCGCCTGGAGAGCCGCCACCGCCGCCTTTGGCGATGACCTGGCCTGAATTGAAATCAGTGTCGCCGCCCGCCGTTCCTGGAACTTGGCTAGACGTGGCGACGCCGCCAACGCCTGCAACGCCAATGACGACAGGGATCGAAGACCCCGGCGCCAGAATGATATTGGAGATCGTCGCATAAGCCCCGCCGCCGCCAGCGCCTCCCCCGCGCGTTCCACTAGAGGTTCCCGACATTCCGCCACCGCCCGCACCGATCGCATGCACCCGATTGACCGGCCCGAAGTCGTTCGGAACCGTCCAAGAGCCGCTGACGGTAATGACGACGGTGGTCATCGATAATCTTGCCCGACCACCGAGCCGTAGATCGTGCTCCCGGCATTGTCGGACATCAAAAGCACGATATCGATCTTGCCCGAAGCCGACAGGGTCGGCGCGGTCCCCGAGGGCCACTTGGTCCCGCTCGGCCAGGCGATGGCATTGCCTCCGGTATTGGTGATCAGCAACCTAACCTTGCCGGTCACCCCCGACGATGGCCATCCGCTGATCGACAAGGTCGTGATCGCGACCCCGAGCGTCAGCGCGACATTCTCGCCGAGACTTCTATTAATTGCCGTGGTCGCGGCTGCGGTCACCGCCTGAACCTTCAGATCCGCAGGCCCCTGGACGGTCAGTCCTCCACTCAGGACCCCGCCCGCGGCGCTCAACACCCCGCTGATCGAGCACGAACCGTCGGCGGCCAATTTGACCGTCCCGCCAGAGGCCGAATGCAGGAGATGGACCGAATTGTCGGCCCCGTCCCAGTAATAGGACCCCAAGGTCGAACCGCCGGTATTCAAATTGAACGCCGGCGCCGCCAACGCCCCCGTCGCGGTCCCGCCTGCAACCGGAATGTACCCAGCCAAGGCCGTCGACCAGTCGGTCAGGTCGTTGTGGGTCAGATGCGACCAGCCAAGGCTCTTCCTGGCGTAGCTCGTCCCGTCGTTGGGGGCGTCCGCGATGCCTCCACCCCCGCCTCCGAGGCCCGAGATCGCCGTGGCCACGAACGCCGTGGTCGCAATACTGGTGTCGTTGTCCCCAGGAGACGGCGTCGGGGCCTTGGGATCCCCGGTGAAGACCGGATTCGCCAACGGCGCGTAGGGCGCGATCGTCGCCGCCCAATCGGTGAGATCATTGTGGGTGACGTGCTGCCACGACCCGCTCTTTCTCCCGTAAAGCGTGCCGTCGACCGTCGCATCGGTCAGCCCGCCGGGCGCCACCGCCCAATTCAGGCTGTGCCTGGCGTAGTACTGCCCATCGTTGGGGGCCTCGCCGATCCCCCCTCCGCCGCTCCCCGCCAGCACCGGAGGCCCGTACCACACCATATATATAAGAGAGGACGCCGCAGGGGCCTCCGCGAAGGTGATGCTGCTCCCCGACGCCGTGTAAGCCCCGCCAGGTTGCTGCGGGACGCCATCGACCGAAACAAACAGTTCCTCGCTCTTCGCCGCGCTGACCAGCGCCCCCGTCGCCGCAATGGTCAGCCCCGAGAACACCGTGGTCGTCCCGTCCGGGACAATCGCGTTGATGAGAAGAGTGTTCGCGCTGCCCGACGGCGTCAGCGCCAGGGCGGGGACCAGGACATCCACCGTCACGATCGCCCCTGCAGGAGCAGGGGTGATCAGCGTCACCGTCGACGTCCCATAATTGACCGTATAGTCGTAGGTCGGCTCGAGCCGCCCAGCGCCGTCGATGTAAACCTCGACCCCCTCCGGAACCGTCGCCGAAAACGCGAAGGTGTTTCCGTGCCGATCGACAGTCCCCAACGGGAACGCCGTCTGCCCCCCGGTCGCCGCATAATATAAAGAGGCCGTCACCCCCTTCTGCGGCGCGCTCGCATTGACCCAGGTCGAGCCGTTCCACACCATCATCGTCCCGGTGGTGGTGTTAAAGAACATCCCTCCAACCGGGATCGGCTGCCCGGTCGGGGTGTTCGGCGTCGTCGGCGGCATCCCGGGCCACGCGCCCATGTACCACCACGCCAGCATCCCGAACGCGCTCGCCGCCCGGTTCGCCCACCATCGCGAGCTCCAATGGTCCCCGCTGATCGCGTTGATCGCCAATATGTTCGGCGGGATGGTGCTGTTCCCATCCATGAACTCGGCCCAATCAATGCTCACCTGAGCATAGTCGGCCGAGGTCGCCGTCGCGCCGGGAACGTCAACCGCATAAGGCCCGCCCGCCCCATACCCCAGGAGCGCGCTCGTCGCCTCCAACGGAACCGCAGAGGCTGCCGCCTCCGTAGGGACCGGCGGCTCAACCGCCTGCGCGGCAGCCACGGCCCTCGCCTGCGCGTCCTCCGCAGCCTCTCGCGCCCGCGCCGCCTCAACCCGAACCCGAGCCAGCTCGGTCCTAGCCTCCGCCAGGACCGCATCCGCATTCGCCGCCTTCAGACGAAAGTCCTCGACCTCCTCCGGCGATGGCCGCAACACCGCAGGCGCGGCCACCTCGTCACGCCGCCGCAAAACCTCGTCCACCCGACCCAACGCCGCCTGCAGTTCCGCAATCGCATCCGCATGCGCGCTAAACTGCGCGTCCAACCGATCGCCTGGAACTGGCGATGCAGGCGTCCGACGCGAAAAGGCCGTGAAGTCGTAAACCCGCGTAGGCCGGAGAAACGTACCCATGGGGAGCCAAGCTCAACCCGCTGCCGAAGCGGCCTACGGCGCTCGAACCCAGTCTATCCCATCAAGGGCATTCGAGAAAGGCCCTCACGAACTCCGCCGCGACCTGGGGGACGATCGAATTACCCGCTCCCCGCAAGAGGCCCACGCGGTTGGGTATCCCTGAAGCCAAAGGGAAAATCGAGGGTTCAACTGGCCGCCACTTGCCGTCCCGGCAGTAGAGCCAGTCAGCAGCTGACCAGAAGCTGTCAGCCGGGCCGGGCCGCACAAGGCCGCCGCTTCCGGCAGGGGACGTCCGGTTGGATGACCCCGCGCGTCCGTCGAGCCGCGAATACCGTCCGCCATCGCCGGCGTCGGCCACCCAGAACAGGCGGTAGCGGATGTGCGGCGCGCCGACGCTTGCCGCTGGCAAAGAGGCGGCCCCGACGGCATATCCAAGGCCCTCCAGGTCAGCGCGAACAGCGGATAGCCACTCCCGCCCATCCGAACCCGCAACCTGCTCTCCAAAGCAAACTGAAGGCCGGCGCTCGGCGACGAGACGGTGAAAAGCTGGCCAGAGGTGTCGTTCGTCGACATGGCCAAGCCCGAGTCCCGCGACCGAAAGCGGCTGACACGGACAGCTCCCTGTCCAGACTTCGCGATCGGCAGGGAAACCGGCGAGCCTGAGCGCGTAAGCCCACCCCCCGATCCCGGCAAAGAAATGACACTGCCCGTACCCCCGGAGATCCCCTCCCCGAACATCGACAATTGATCGCTCATCCACATCCCCTTCCGGGATCTCCCCCGCCACAATCAGGTTCCGCAGCCATCCAGCCGCAAAAGGATCGACCTCATTGTAATACGCCCTCACTTCCCACCCTTGCGCCGCTCCCGGTAAGCCTTCATCCGCTCCGCCGCACTCCTCGCCCCAACAGCACGCTTCGGCCGACCACCCTTGCGAGCCTTCACCAAAGCCGCACGCTCCTCCGCCGTCTCAGGAATAGGCAACTCCACAGTCGGAACTCGCTTCTCATCCTCCGCCACCGAAACCTCCACATACCGCCGAGCCAACCCCAACGGACCTAACTGTACCTGACGACCATACCGCCCGCCATGCCGCGGATCATGCGCCTTGAAACCGTCACCCATCCAACCCTCCGTTACGCGCGTTACGCGTTACAATAACCGTTCCCGTAACGGAACGTTACGAAAAATGTCCACGCGTTACGAAATTTTTGGGCGAGGGCATGGCACTGGCGGGTGCGCCCTCTTCCGTGGGTGGGGAGGGGTGATTAGGCCTTCCCGGCCACGTGCGGCCGGCGCCTGAGTTGGGATAAATGTTGGGGCAGCACCGCTTGGCGATGATGTATATCGTGCTATATCAATGGGTTACGAGCACAGTATGGCGGACGGCTTATCCGCCAACGGTGGTCAGCTGAGCCGCCTCAGCTCCCTGTCGATGTCCGCCAGGCTCAGGCTCTCGGGCTCGAGGCCGTCGTCAAGCCCTTGATCCGCCTCATGTTTCGGAGCCTTCGCGCCAATCGCGCCAACCAGCTCGAGAAGGGTGCGGGCAGCCGCGGCGCGCACGTTCGGAGGGCAGGAATCGTCGGCCACTAGGACCTCGAGCGCAGTCTCAGCTTTCAAACGCAAGCCGCGATATCGCGCTGTTTCAGGGTTTTGATGAGGTGTGGCCAGGCTGGAGTTTGCCAAGCTTTGGCGAGTCGGATTCGATCCCAAGGGGAAGCTTGTTGGTATTGAGGGATCAGTATGAGTTGAGGGTTTGTAGGCGAGGTTTTTGGGTTTTGGGCTTTGATAGCCTTTGCTCGTCCCGTTTGGATGAGCTTTCCTTGGCGAGCCCATTGACCGTAGCCTCCATGATATCCGCAGGCTTTCATGTCCTTGAGGGCGATGTTGCCGCAAGGATGGCCCGCCCTGGTGGTTGCGGAGCAGATCCTATGGATGCCTGATCCGAACCTGGTGGCCTTGCCTGCCTCCAGAAGCTCAGGCGGCGCCGTCTTGCATCCGCCGTAAGGCTTGGTGCGCTTGCACCATGGATGCTTCTTGCCTCGCCTCCAGTCCGCGCGGGTGAAGTATTCGGCCATGCCATTGATAATGGTCACGTTTCGAGGGTGTCGTCAATGGTTTTGAAGGCCGCGATGGCGTCCATCAACTCCTTGCGGATCTGCTTCATGCGCATCTCGAGCTCGGCCCTGTCGTGCCGGCGCGCGGCCTCCTTGGCCGAGATCGCGAAGCTCTCGATCATGTCCATGTGCGAGGCCACAAGGCTCAACGCGGCTGTGGGCGAGCGATCCATGGGTCACTGCCGAGCCTCCCTGCGGGTCACCGCCTTGAAAATGCAGTGGGTGAGGAAGTCGATGAGCTGCCGCTGCAGTTCGAGCTCCTCAGCCGCCTTGGCGGGCTTCAGCGTGCCCTTGTCGACCCATTTGGGGTAGCACCGCTGCCGGAAGGCCAGTTCGCGCTTGGCCGAGCCCAGCAGGTCGTTGAGGTCGATGTCATGCCACGCCATGGCTGGGTCGGAGATGCGGATGATCGGACTGCGGTCAACCAATTTTTGCCTCGCGCGCGGCTACAGAGCACTACAACCTCACAACTAGAACCACTTAACCTTGCTACCTAACCTAACTGGATAGAGAGCAACTCACTAAGCCAGAAAGAGGGCATTCGAGAAGAGTATGCCACTACCTTCAATACCTTATCAGGATAAGACACAGTACTGGATAAAGGGTGAAGGATAGAGGATACGCCCGCGCGCGAGGGACGGTCACGGCACAAGCTTACCCATGCCCGGGCATTGGCTTATGCAGGGATCATCATCTGGCGCTGTCACACTCGCCGGGCTGCAGCCGGGAGAGCGTGAGATCGGGCTTCGGCTACAAGGCGGCCGGACGCCATCGTTCAGCGCCCAGGCGTGTCCGCGCGAGGATCACTTCCATTTGGTCGTGCCCCGTCGCTTCTTTTCGCGCAAAACGGCCATGGCGGCCGATTCGCACTCGTCTTCGTGCGCCGCGTTCATCCTGTCTCGGATGCCCACTGCGATATCGCCGAGCTTGATCCACGGCGAAAATGTACGGTTACGGACTAAGTTTCCGCTGCCGCCCTGGTTGCTGGAGGGCCTCGCCTTTGCTATGTGGGGGCTTGTCACGTTTGATCCCTCACGAGGTGATGTGACAGCCGGTGGCCACCGTCAGGGCGCGATCGGCGACTATCGGGGGCCGTGGCCGACTGCCGCGGCCCCTTCGTCATTTGTGCCGTGATTCGCGGAATCTGGCAAGCGGCATTTTGCCTGTCCACAGCTATCCACAAGCCGCTTTCTTGACGCGCTCGATGGCGAGGGCGTTTCGTCGCTCGATATGGATGGCTTCGACCATCGTGCGGTAACGGCCGCACTGCCGCTCGAGCCTTTGATAGGCTTCAACAAGCGCCCGCCTGACTGACGGGTCCGCTGGCGGCGATTGCCTGAGCCTTCTCAGGCGAGTGTTGTGATCTTCGAGTTGTCGCCGCAGCGTCTCGTACTCCTCCAGCACTGAATTGTAATAGTCCAGCGGCTCTTTCGCCGTTGGCGGGATCATGCGGATGAGGCCGGTTGGGCTCTCCTTGGTTGAGTGCGAGCCCGTGCGGGCGAGATAATGCGCATTGTCGCCGGCCTTCTTGAACATCGGCTACACCAGCGCCGTCAGCGTCTCGAGCGCGGCCTCGAGGCAGCGTGAAAATTCCTTGCAGCCCGCCTCGGAGAAGCCCCATCTTTTGGTGATCAGGAAGGCATAATCACGAGCAAATTCGACTGCCTTGATCTGCTTGACGATCGACGGCGGTTTGCGGGCTTTGCGGCTCATACCAGCGCCTTTCGCACCACGCCCCAGGCCTCGAGCACCGCGATCGGCTGGTCCCGGCCGACGGTGATCGCGAACGGAATGTCGAGCTTGAAGCACAGTTCGCCGAATGCCCGTTGGGCGTCGCTGACCTTCGACCAAGGGTCGCGCTTGAGCTCGATGAACCCCGCCCGCGCGCCATGGGGCAGGTCAGGGCCGATCACCAGGAGGTCGGCGACGCCCGCCGTGAGCCCAGGTTGGCCCAGGGCGCCCTGGTTGGGAATCGCCGCCACCAGGGTATCCGGGAGGCCGAGGGCCTTCCAGTGGTCCACCACGGCCCTTTGAATGGCCTTCTCGAGCGGGCTCAGCGCCGGCGTGCGGCGAAGGAATCCTCCCCGCGGCCCGCGCTGGACCTGTAAGGGAGCGGCCATTACGCTCTCGCGCGCTTGCGATTCGCACGACCCCAAGCTGATCCTGTCTCGCTTTTTATGCATCCGCACGAACGGCTATGTCCGGTGATCAAGTTCCTGGTCGAGACAACCGTCGTCTTGCCGCAGGCGCAGTGACAGAACCAGCGTGTCGCTCCACGCGCGCCTGGCTCATCGAGTTCCGCCGCGATTAATCGGCCGAACTGAACGCCGCCCAAATGATGGAACGGCCTGCCATTGCGCGCGATGGTGACCGGCCACGCAATCACGCCGCGGTCCTGAACATGTCGAAGGTCGCGTCAGGCCCGAGCAGGTCGATGATCCTCAGCGCCAGCGCCAGCGGCGGGGACGCCTCGCCCAGCTCGTAGCGGAACACTTGCGAGCGGTTGACGCCGAGGCGGCGCGCGAGCTCGGGGCGGCTGATGCCGCGCGATTCGCGCAGGCGGATCAGTCCGAGTCGGGCGTTAGGGTGATCGCGGAGGATCTCGCGGTCGGACTTCGGGAGGGGAGTTGGCCAGGACATGAGGGAAAGATGCCCCTGATGCATCGTTTTGGCAAGAAGTCACTTCCCGCTTGACAATATGTTGCGACGCGCGCAACCTGTGCATTCACAAGGGGGATGCGATGAACGATATCGAAGAGACGCTGCTCAGCGACCGCGCAGGCGCCGCCGGCAAACTGGCCGAGGCCCTCGCCAAAGCCCAAGGCGAGATCCGCAACCCGGCCCGCGGCTCCGAGAACCCGCACTTCAAGTCGAAATACACCAATCTCGCCGACGGCATCGCGGCCATTCGCGGGCCATTGTCGAAGCACGGGGTCGCGTGGGTGCAGATCACCCATATCGACGGCGACATCCTGATGCTGACCACCAGCCTCATCCACGCCGTCTCAGGCCAGACGCTGGACGCGACCTGGCCGGTCGGGGCCTACGCCAAGCTCACCCCGCAGCAGATGGGTTCGGCCCTCACCTACGCCAAGCGCTACACCCTGTTCTCGCTGGTCGGCATCGCAGGCGCCGACGAGGACGACGACGGCAACGCAGCGTCCACCGCAAGCCCGCTCATCGACGTCGACCAGATCGCCTTCGTCGAGCAGCTCGTGCGCGATACCGACTCGAACCTCACCGCCTTCCTGGCGGTTGTCGGGGCGCCCTCGGTCGCCGAGATGACGGTCGAGCAATTTAAACGCGCGATCAGCATGCTGCAGCAAAAGAAGAACCGCATGTCGGGAGGCGATCGTGGCTGACGAGAGCATCCTCGTCCAGCGCTCGCCCGAGTGGCTGCTGGCCGTCTGCGGCTCGCTCGGAGCTTCGCGGGTCGGCTCGGCCATCGCCAAGCTCAAGACCGGCGCCCGCGCCAAGTCCAGCGAAGACATGATGTACGAGATCGCCGCCGAGCGCCTGACCCGCCGGGCCAGGGGATGGGAGAACGCCGCCAAGTGGGGCGCTGAGCACGAACCCGAGGCCCGCGCGGCCTATAGCTTCCTGACCAACGAATCCGTGCGCGAGATCGGCCTCATCCCGCACCCGACCATCGCTAACGCGCACGCCAGCCCCGATGGCCTCGTCGGCGACGACGGCGGGGTCGAACTTAAGTGCCCGACCAGCGCCACCCACCTGCGCACCCTGGTGGCCGGCGCCGTTCCCGAGGATCACCTGCCGCAACTGCACTGGAGCATGGCCTGCTCCGGCCGGCGGTGGTGGGACTTCGTCAGTTTCGATCCGCGCTTTCCCGGCGACCTGCAGATGTTCGTCAGACGGGTGCAACGCGATGACGCGATCATCGCCCGCATGGAGGCCGACGTTCGCTCCTTTCTCGCCGATGTCGAGGCTGTCTTGACCGCAGTCGACGACCGGGGGGCGCCATGAGCGAGGCCGAACCGACCTTCCGCTGCCATGAATGCGGCTTCGTCACCGACGACAGCTCCAAGGTCTGGTACGCGGAGATGGATGAAAATGGCACATTGAACGATGACGTCTTCTGTCCTGAGTGCGGCGCCGTCATGGAAGTGAAGCCTGAGCCGGAAGAGGGGCAAGATGAGACTCAATAGGACGATCACCGCCAAGAACCGCGACGACCTCATGGAGGCCCTGCGCCAGGCCGCGCTGGGCTCGACCGTCGAGATCGTCGACGACCCCCGCACCAGCCAGCAGAACCGCCTGATGTGGGCGCTCCTCAACAAGGTCGCCGAGCAGGTCCTGCACTGCGGCGAGCGATGGGAGCCGGAGGACTACAAAGCCGCGTTCTTGAAAGCCATGGGCAAGCGGTTGCGCTTCATGCCGGCCCTCGACGGGCAGGGCGTGGTGGCGATCGGCTACCGCTCGAGCCGCCTCTCGAAGGATGAGATGTCCGAAATGATCGAGCGCATCTACGAGTACGGCCAGCGGCACGGCGTCATGTTCCACCTCAACCACGATGACGCGGCATGACCGAGTTCATCAATCGCCTGCGGTCGCTCTACGCCATCGATCGCCACTTGCTGCCGGAGCTTTCAGAAGCGGAGTGGATCGCGTTCCGCACCAATCCGCCGCGCTATCTGATCTACGCCTCCGACGAACAAGCCGCGGCGATCTTTCGCGAGATCGAGAAACGCCAATGACAGCCGTTCGCCGCGAGTTCTCCGTTGCTTGCCAGTTGGCGATCGTCGAACGCGCCCGCGACGAGGGCGGCCGCATCCTGTGCGAGCGCTGCGGGATCTGGACGAAGTCCCGCAAGGACTGGGAGATCGACCACACAATTCCGGAGGGCATGCGGCCCTTCAACGATAAGGCTCGGGCGCTGACCCCGGCCGAGGGCCAACTGCTGTGCGCGGCCGTCTGTCATAAGGAAAAGACAGCGGAGGACAAGGCCAACATCTCCCAGGCCAAGCGCCGCAATTCCTTCGGCCTCGGCCTGCGCAAGCCGGGCAAGATCAAGATCGCGCGCCTTGAGAAAGAGATGCGCAAGCCGCTCAAGGTGGCTGCTGGAGAGCCGGGACTGGCGAGGAGGTACAAGTGAGCCGCTTTGCCGCCCTGGCCGTCCTGGGCCTTCTGTGGCCATCCTCGCAGGCCTCCGCGGCCTGCCATCGATTTGCAGTCTGGCATTACCCCTACCCGCAGTCCTGTCATGCTTCACGCGGCAGTGGGCTGCGGGAGGCGTCGGCGCGGAGGCTCCCGGCTTCCGCGCCGGCTGCGCCCGATCGATCGTACTACGTCGAGATCACCAAGCTACCGGACGATCCTGAGCGCGATCGCGCGCTCGATGAACTCAAGCGGCTGATGCTGCATTAGCCGCGCGGGAGGGGCGGCGCCGACCATCTCGGGCAACACGCAAAGGGTGACAAAAATGAGAAAGTTATTGTTAACGACAGCATTGCTGGGGGCCATTGCGACGGCGCCCGCCTATGCCGCCAACACTGCGTTGACGCTATGGAATAGTACAAATCCGGGCGGCTCGGAAACCGCAACCGGCGTCGATAGCGCGATCATCTCCGGCTCGTCGCTCGGCGGGATCACCATCACCACCAGCGGCGCGACGCGGCTGACCTCGCCCAATAACAGCCTGACCGAGAGCAACCTGTTTATTTCCAACACCACCGGGACCGTCCAGACATTGGATATCATCGCGGGGGCCAATGGTTATGGCGGCCCCAGTAATCTGTTCAACGCCAGCGCGACTGTGCTGATCGCCACGGGGCAGGCGGAGTTGACCGGCTCTTTTTTCGCGGATGCAGGCAACTCGTTGAACGGGACCAACACCGGCCCGGTTGTTGGAACCCAGATTGGCGGCGTGTTCGACAGCGGCCTGCTTACAGGTCCGTTCTCGTTTTCGTCCAATAGCCCAGGCGTGCCGTTCTCAGTGCTCGGCCCTTATGGCATGGCCGAGTCGTTGCAGCTCACCCTGCAGCCGGGCGCGTTTGTCGGCGTGCAGTCGATCTCGATGGACGCCACCAATGCCGTTCCCGAGCCGTCCACCTGGGTGATGATGGGAGGAGGCTTCGCCCTGTTGGCCGCGCTCGGGTTGCGTAAGCGTCGCCTACCGAGATTCGCTGTCTGATAGGCCCCCTCTATAGACAGCGGATGGAAGGGGGAGGGGCAAGACTACCGCGAGTTGTCTCCCGTCCCCTCCCCTGACCGCTTGAACCAAAAGGATTAAACCAAATGAAAAAGCTTCTTCTTGCCGCCGCGCTCTGTGCGCTTGCGGCTCCGGCTTATGCGCAGACCGCCTGCACCACTGACGCCAGCGGCAACACCATCTGCGATCCGACCAGCTTCCACGTCACCAGCGGAACCGCGACCGGCAGCGATCCGGTGCTGCTCAATGACGCCAACACCTTCACAATCACCGAGGTCGGCAATCACTCGATCAACGATCCGATCCGGGTGTTTTTCATCGATCCGCTCGGCACGGCTTTGCCGACCATCACCGGAGCGACCGGGGTTGGCCCGCTGGGCTCGTTCACCCTTGGCCCGACATCGGTGTTCACCGCGCAGGCGTTCGACTCGACCAATGGCCTGTTCGATGGCCCAGTGGTGACCCTCGCCGCTGGCCAGAAGTTCGGTGACCAGATCGGGCTCGGCGACAACAGCGTAAGTTTCGCCAACATCAAGACCGAGTATGATCTGCTTGGGCTGACCGTGCCGACCACATTCCAAATCGAAGAGGCCACGTTCAACGTGCCCGGTGGCGGGTTCAACAGCGATCTCGACAGCCTGACCGTCAACGGCGCGTTCAGTATTGGCACGATCATCGCGCCGCTCGCCGTCGATATCACGCTCAAGAACAACGGCAAGCTCGACATCACCGCGTTCGACACGTCGTGGACTAACGCCGGGTTCGTCAACACCACGTCGATCCCCGGAACGCCGGAGCCTTCGACGTGGGCAATGCTCATTGCAGGCTTCGGCTTGCTCGGCCTCGTCGGCTGGAAGAAGCGCGGCGCGCGTCTCGCAATCTGAGCGGTGGTCCCCCGCCGCTTTGATCGTCCGTGAGTTTTCGGCTCCGTTAAGCAGGTGGACGTTAACAGGGTGCTAAACGGGCAATGTCATACGAAGGATCTTGGGCTCTTCTCTATTTCATCGTGGCGTGGGTGTTCTCCGCCATGGCCGTCACGGGTTTGATTTATCTTTGGAGGTGAGGGGATGGTTGACGGAAAAACGCAGGCGTTCGCGGACTTGATGATCTACAATTTCGAGGTGGTCGGAGGCGTTGCCCTCCTCGTGTTCGTGATCTTGGTGGGCGTTCTGGCGCTGTCCATTAAGATGGATCTCGAAGACGAGCCAAGCGACTGAGATGGCTATCTACGCCGTCATCGGCATGGCCCTGATGGTCGTCTGGATCGCGTGGTGGGCATGACTGACGAGCACTCGGTTCGCGAGCTTCTGCTGTTAGCTCAGAACCATATTCCGCTGTCGCAGATCACGCTGCGCGGCGACATCGAGGGCTGGCTGGCTTCCCACCCTGCGTCCAGCGACCTCCGCGCCCAGAACGCCGACGCCTACGGTTACGCGAAGCGGTTCTTGGAAGCCTTTGTCGCGGAGCATTTTCCACCAAACCCAGATTGGAAACCGTTACCTGACCTAATGGGCGTCCTGACACAGATCGACAATGCTTCGACCATTGCGAGCGACCTCTGCGCCCAGAACGCCGAGCTTGTGGCGGCGCTGAAAGAGGCGCGTCAGCGATTAGCGAAGGGGCGAGCGCTGTGGAATGGGCCTTGTCACGAATGCGACGCAGTGCTCGCCGCCGCCCTCAAGGACAAGCCGTGACCATCGTGATCGGCATGATGCTCCTCGCCGTCAGCTTGGCGATGGGCCACGCCGATTACCTCTTACTTAACTGGGTCATGTTCCTACTCGGCTCCATCCTGGTGGTGGTCGGAACGGGCAAGCTGTTTTTTCTGGATCGCTGAGATGTCAAGAACAGAAAATAGGGTATTTTTTGCCACAGCAGGGAGGCCGGCATGACGCCGCTCGAGATCGCCATGGGGAAGCGCGACGCGGCGCTGCTGAAGGGCGACAAGGCCGCGCTGGAGGTCATCGAGGCTGAGCTCATCATCGCCGACCTGGCCACGGAACTCCGCCATGAACTGGTGCAGGCGTTGATCCGCGACCTCGAGCGGCGAGCGGCCATCCTCAACCAGGCGCTGCACCGCGAATGAGACGCCGCCAGGCCCCGCCCAAGCCCATGCGACTGACCTTGGTCCTGATCCAGCACACGGCGGCCGACGGTTGCCTGTGGCCGCTCGCCGAGGACAGGGACGGCCTGCATCTGTTCTGCAACGACAGGCGACTGCCGCCGTTCGCCTACTGCCAGAGGCACTACCGCCAGAGTTGCGGCAGCAAGCGGGCTTGAACCGCAGGGCATGGCGGTCTATATGTTGCTATGAACGCAACGTATAGGAGTACGTCATGTCAGCTAACGTCTACGTTAAGCCGCTCGCAGGCTCCAATAAGGTCGCTTACTTCGTCGGGCATGCGCCCAGCGATCCTGATCGCTCGCCAAGCTATCAGCTCGGCGCCTATTTCATCCGCACCGACAGTCTTCACACCGCCCTCTGCATCGCCCGCTCCGAGGCCGATCGTCTGGGTGGCGAGGTCATCGTTTGTCAGAAGCTCTGTCAGGACGGGTGGGTGTTATGATCGTCTGGCAACTCACCGGCAGTGAGATAGGCCCCAATGACTGCGGGGCCTATTACTTCGCCACCAAGCGGGAGGCGGAAGCCCGTCATCGCGAGTGGATGGAGGCGCATGAGGGCATCTACGACCCGCCGACACTGGAGCGTCTCGTCATCAAAGATCGCGAGGCTTTAGCCGCGGCCCTTAACGACGCCATGGGATATGGGGGAAGTTGACGCCATGACTGACAAGCCAACCCTGAAACGCTGCCGCCCTTTGGCGCGCAAGTTCATTGCCGACTACATCAAGCCCGAACGCCAATGGAGCGAGGCCACCTTGGACACATACATGCCCAGCGGCTACCGGCTCGACTATGGGGTGACCTTTCATGATCCGGTGACGGTCGAAACCGTCTCGCGCTTCCTGTGGAGCAATGCGGTCGTTGACGACTGCGCCCCGCATTGGAGGGGACCATGATCAACCCCCTCACTGCGCTTGAGTTCGCTGATCTCCTCGACCTCAGCGCGCTTGAGCCGGGGCAGGACCTCGAGTGGAACGACGTGCGGGAGATCATCATGAGCCTCGCCGAGGGCCTGGGGCCGCCGCTGAGCGGCCCCGACGAGCTCGACCAGCTCACCGACGAGGCGTACGCGATCGCCGCCGCGCGGCTAAGTTGGCGTCGCGGAAGGCCCGCCGGCCATCTGGTCCTGCAGTCGCTGCCACCAAGCTAGATATTCGGGCGACGTGCCGACCGGCGGCGCCCCGAGCGAGGCTTGCGGCCCCGGCGGCGGCGCTCCCTGCTGGTCGCTTGGTTGACCGCCCTGCAGCATCGGCACGGCCGCGGCCCCAGCCGCCGCAGCCGGAGCCCCGACGCTCAGGAGCGGGTGCTGCCCTTGCCAGAACCCCCGCACCACGTCCTCGGGGCTCTTGCCCATCCGGTAGGCGGTGTTCTTGATCCTGTCCTGGTACATGTCCAGGAAGGTCTTCGTCGGGTCGGTGTCGACCCCGGTCAACTTCGCATTGCCGACCCACCCCGAGGCCTGCGCCTGTCCCGGCGCCATTCCGGCATCCTTGGCCAAGCTCTGGTAGTAGTCCTCGAGCGGCGCGTATTCGGCTGTCTTTGGCATGTCCTCCCAGTAGACGGGCCGCTTGAGGGCGTCCTCCATCGTCAGGTTGCCGGCGGCGTACTCGTCCTGGGGGCGAAACTTGCTCTTGTCGGGCATGTCGATCTGCGTCTGCAGCCACCGCGGATCCTCGGACATCATCGCGGGTGCGCGCACGGCGTGCCGGTCCATCGCGATCGGCGTCAGGTTGCCTTCGAGGTTCGCGCCATAGGACGGCGTCTTGGAGACGTCGCCCTGCCCCCACGTCCCGCCCAGGACCGCGTTGGTCGCCAGCGTGTGACCCTTGTTGGCCATGCCGCCATGGTAGGGATCTGGAGGGGTCGCGTTGACTGCGACCGGACCCATGGCGTTCTTGTCGCGGTAGTAATAGTAGCTCGCCTCGCGCAGGTTGGTCGGGACCTTGTTGAGCGCGCTGGTGGCGGCGTTGTAGTCGATGAAGCGCTTAAAGGCGTCGCGGCCCGCCTGCTCCGACCCCAGCGCGTCGATCGCGTCCTGGATCGCCGGTTGGGTGTTGTGCCAGGACATGCCGACGTCCTTGCCCTGCTGGATCGAGTCGAGCATCCGTTGCCGCACGGCCGCATTGGCGACCAGGTCCGCAACCCGCGGCGTCAGGCCTTTCGGAGGTTCGTACCTCGGCAGCTCGACCTGCGGCACATTCGGGACGGCGGCCAGTGAGGGGTCCTTGGAATTGTAAATGTCCGGGATCGTGACGTGCGGCGGCGGCGAGAGCGGGACGCCCTTGACTGGCCCTCCCTCCCAGGCCTGCGCCGTCGGGTTCCAGGTGACGTTCGGCAGATCCTTCGGCGCCTTGATGCGCTTGGCGATCGGCGCGGCGGCCGCGATGCTTAATGGCGCGGCGGCCTCCGCTATTGCGCCGGGATGGAACCCGCCGCCGGTTTCGGACTGCAGCGCGGCGGTGACGTCGCGCCCGAGCCCCTCGGGGTTCGGGACGCCCAGCTTGCCCGCCCCGTAGGCGACGCCTTGCCCGACGCCCTCGGTCCCGAGGTTCACCGCGTTGCCGATGGTATCGAGCGGATGAAGCATGCCCTGGGCGATGTTGGCGTTGAACCGCTGCAGGTAGGGCGCGGCCGCGCCGACGATCGTCCGCGGATCGACCGGGAATAGGTCGTTCATGAAGCCCCGGCTGGGGGGCGGCGTCGGGCGATACGGAGCGGCCATCAGTACCCCTGCGCTGTCTGCTGGGTTTGGCCAGGGCCGGAATAGCCGCCGACGAAGGTCTGGCCGCCGATCTTGGTGGTGTTCAACGCCGCCAGCGGGGCCGCCCACCTCGGCGGTTGGGGCATGTAGCCGTAATAGTGCGTCGCGCCCCCGGTCGGGTCGGGGATCGCGCCGCTATAGACCTGGTCGACGATCGCGCCGATCTTGGCGTAATTCGGATCCGTAGGCGGCAGATGCTGCGCGACGGGATTGCCCTCGGACGCGCCGCCGGTGTTCCACGGCGAGAACTCATGATAGCCGCGGGCGGGATTCACGCCAGCCGCTGGGGCGTGCACGACGTCGGTGATCCCGCCGCCGTAGCCGCCAGCATTGACGCGGTTGAGGATGGCGTGCGCGACCGCCGCTTGCCCGAGCGGGGGCTGGTTGGCCGCTTCGCCATAGATCGTCCTGATCAGGTTCTCGCGATCGACCGGGTCCAGCGGGGGAGGGTTCCAGCCCAGCGGCGGCGATACCGGAAAGCGCCTGTCTGAGCCTATCCCGGCCATCTCGCTATCCGCCAGTGTTCCAGTTTCGGAACGGATTGCCGACGAACATGCCGCCGGTCGCCGGATTGAAATACTGGTTCACGCCTCCCGATGTTGTGCCTCTCGGGACGAGCGAGTTCGGATCGCCTTGGAAACCTTGCGGCAGCCTCTGCGACCACCTATACGCCTGTATCGCCTGCTGGCGAGCCTGCCGCGCCGCCTCCACCGCCGCCGGGTCTGTTATCCCCACTCCCGGCGTGCTCGCCGCCGCCATCGCTTGTCGAAAAGCCTGATCAATAGGGGCTTTCCACGCAGTATTGGGGTTATCATAAGGTTTCGCGCCTTGCACCGCGCCAACCTGCAGCGGCGAATAGCTTGGCGCGGCTTGGGGTCCCGCAGGCAGCACGGCCGTGCTCGCCAACTGACTGGCGAGCGGGCTTTGCGCCGCGTTTGCGGTGCTGGGAACGGACGGCGTCGCCCCTCCGTTTGTCCCCGAACTCTGCAGCAATTCACTTCTGGCCCCTCCGCCGGCGGAGCTCAAGGAGCCGCTGCTGGCGGCGGGGCCTGCGACGGTCCCGGCCGAGGCCCCGCCCAAAGGACTTTTTGTGGCGCCCTTCACGGCCCCGCCGCCGCGCGCTGAACCAATAGCCATGGCGTTATCTCCTCGTTATCCGGTCTTCGCGGTGGTGGGGATGGGGGTGGAGGTTGGTTGCTGCTGATTGTATAGGCCCTGGAGCAGCGCGGCGTTGCTGACCAATTGATCCCGCTGCGCCCCGCTCAACGGGCCACTATTGCCGGATCCGAAACCGCCTGAGTTCCCTTGCGGGTACGCCTGGATGTTCTGATCCTGCCCCTGAATGTAATATATCAGGGGAGTGTTGGGGTTGTTGGCCAGGGCCTGGCCAGTTGGCGTAGCCTGGTAGTTGCCGACGAGCTCGCTGAGCGCCGGTCCCCATTGCCCAAGGGCGCTTTGCTGCGCCTGCGGCAACCCGCTGGCGGGCGCGCTCGCGGTGGTGGGCGCGGGAGCCGGGGCATCGGGCGCAGGCGCGGGCGCGGGCGCAGGAGCCGGGGCATCGGGCGCAGGCGCGGCCGCCGCAGGCGTGGTCGTCGTGTCCGAGGTCTTGGGCGCCAAGGCCTGCGCGGCCGCTCCGGTCGGAGGCCCAATGGGCGTAGGCGTGAAGAGCGGCGCGACCGCACTCGCCGCAGTCGTCTTTTTCTTGACCGGGGGCACGGCCGTGGCCGCCAACTGATCGGCGACCGACTTGCTCGTATCTTGGGTTAACTTGCCGCTTGCCATGTCACGTCACCGGGTTGGAAACAGGCCCTGCAGCAACCGCTGCATGCTGTCGGCGAAGGGGTTGGTCACTGCCGGATAGCCCATCGATGGGCCGCCAGGCGTCATCGCTAACTCATTGTTGACGTCGCGGCCCGGCAACGTGTTCGGATCATTAGGAATTGTCGCGCCCCAGTGGGGAACGAGCGAGGACATCGGCGAGCCTGGACGTTCGGGCGGCGTGACCACCGTGGTTGTGGGTTGAGAACCGAGGTTCGCGGGACGCGCCGGAGGCTGAGGGGCCTGGTCGAGCGGAGCGCGCTGCGCCAAGTCAGGCCGCGCGGTCTGGACGGCAGGCGCGGGCGCTGCGGGCGTCCCTGCGCCGGGAGCGAGGTTCATGGCGGTGTACAGGAACGGGTTGCGGCCGCCCTGCCCTCCTCCGCCCGTCGTCATGCCCTGCAGGACCTGATAGCGCGCATTGGCGTCAGAAGCCCCAGGGAGGGCCGCTGGCTGGCCTGCAGGCGCCTTGGCCGACACTGGCTGCGCCTGAGCCGCAGGCACGTCAGCGGGCGCCGCTGGGGCTGGGGCTGGGGCTGGGGCTGCCCCCGCAGAGGCCACCGGGGGGTAGCTCTGCCGGGTCGCGACCTGACTCTCGGGAGACGCGCCGGAATAGGCGCTCCAGACGGCGTTCACGTCCCCGCTCGCCTTGGCGGCCTTGAGCGAGGCCAGGAGTTGGGGGGTCCGCTCGAGCGGGGCCGCAGGCAACTGCCAATGGTTGAACTCCTTGGCGTTGCCGACGCCGTAAGGATTCGAGAGCCCGTTGGCCTGGGCGATCTGCGCCCACCGCTGGGTCTTGGGGCCGTTGGGGCCGTCAAGGCCGCGGATGTCGACCGCCAGGCCATAGGAGTGCGAGCTATTGCCGCCAGCGTCATAGGCCGAGGCTGCGCTCGTATCTCCCTTTTCCTTCAATTGCCCCGGCTCGCGAAACGCCGACTCGAGGCCGACATTGAGGCCTGCGCCCTGCGCCTGCTTGATGGCCGCCGCCAGCCGGGTCGCGAATTGCGGGTTGAGGTTCGCGGTGTCGCCAGGCCGGTCGGTATGGGCGCTGAGGCTCGAAAGAAAGGCCTTCGAGCCATCGTCCCTTGGGGCAGCCCCTGCCGGCGCGGCCCCTGGCGGGGGCGCGTGCAGATCGACCGCGCCCGCGGTGTTCGAGGCGTTCAGGGGCAGGGTGTAGAAGATCTGGTTACCGATCTTTCGTCCCTGCTGGCCAACGGCCCAGTCGGGGACGCGCCCGACAGGCTGCATGCCCTGCGGGGCGTAGAAGTGCGTCGCCCCGCCGGTGTTGTCGGGCGCCCCGGTTGTCGCCATGCGGTCGACGATCGCCGCGACCTGCCGATACATCGGATCGTCTTGGCTGACGTTCTTGGGCGCCGCGAACTGTTTGTTCGCCGTCAGAAGTCTCGCTATGCGGCCCGTCCCCTCGCCGCCCCAGGCGCCGCTGAGGGCGCGGTTGTTGATGACGTTGGCGACTGCGAGCTGGCCCTCCGGCCCCTCGCCCCCGGCCTCGGCCAGGATCACCCGGATCATCAAGTCGCGCGACTGCGGCGAGAGGGGCATTGCCGTCAGGCCTCCCCAGCGCTATATGTTGCGAACGGCGCAACGCACTTAAGCCATGCCGCAATTTTTTCTGGAGCCTTAGCGATGCGTTTCATAATCGGTCTGTTCTTCGTCCTACTGATCGTTGGAGGAGCCGCATTCAGCTGGCTTGTGGAGGAGACTCAACGCCAAAACGCTCAGATCCACGAATGGAATGTCGCCCATCATCAAGGTTGAGTCCGCCCCGGTAAATATTTCATCAGGCCTGATATCACGCTCGGCGTGTTCGCCGCCGCCCGAGTGGCGTAGCTGGCGGCGGTCCCCAAGCCAGACTTCACTGTCTCGACTGGGTCCAGCGGGTCCGGGCGCATGCCTAAGCCTGCATGGCTTGCATACTGCGTCAGTAGTCCAGCGATATTGTCCGGAGTGAATTGCCGGCCGGAAACGGCGCGAATGAACGAGGGGTCGTGCAGGGCGCTGGTCAGGAGCGGTGCGAACGGCGCCAGACCTGCCGTCCCCAGCGTTCCTAAAAGACTGTGCGTGCCAAGGGCCAGCGCGCCGCCCGCGCCAACCGATCCCAGCATCCGCTTGAAGCCGCCCCGCTCCATCGGTTCGCCCGTGGTCTTGGCGGCGTCGATCGCCGCCTGCAACTTCTGGCCCGCGCCCGGCGCTTGTTGCTCGATATGCTCCATGACGTTCTCGTTGACGCCTGAGCTCGCCCCTTGCGCGAACACGTCAGGCCGGAAGCGCTCCATGCTTTTCGGGTGCGCCGGCTGGCCCTTGGCGGCGATTGTCTCCGCTATCGCTCGGTTGGGCTCAGTAGGGTCGAGGCTGCCAAGCTTGGTTAAGGTCGGCATGTCGCCGCCCTTAACCGCGCTATTCAAGTTCGAGGTGATGTCGTCGGAAGTGGCGTATTTATCCCATGGCTGATCAGCATTGACGTCATCAAGCACACCCGCAGTGTCCGCCAAGTTGCGTTTGACCCGGCTATGCGCCTTCCAGTCCTGGTCGAGTTGCGCCCAGGACTGTCCGACCGCCGGACTCTTGTCGTTAGCCGCTTGCTGCATCTGGGCGCTCATCGCGTCCTCGATCGGCGAGATGTTCCTGGCGACCGTGTCCTTGGCGCCTCGGGCGCCGCTGGACGGCTGGAACATATTATCGACAATCGCCCCAAACGTGCTGCGCTCCGTCTTCAGCGCGTTGAAGGCGATCGAACCCGTCACTGGATCGACATTGCTCACGATCCGATGATAGGCGGCCTCCGCAGCTCGCCTGACCTGGTCGCCCGCATTCGGATCGGTCGCGACGCTCAAGGCGGCGTCAAGCACCGGCTGCGCGCTTACCCTTCGGTTTGGATCAATAGCCGCCTCGATATTGTCTGAACGGTTCTTCAGTTCGACCTCGGTATTGAAGATCTTCGACCGGCTTTGGTTGGCAAGATCAGTCGCGTAGTCGTTGAGGCTCTCCGGGCTGGCCTTCTCCACCGGCGTCGAGCCCGGCGCGAACTGCTGCAAGGCCTCGTTCGCCGTTCCTACGATCGCTCGTCCTTGCGCATCGACTGCGCCCTTCTCGCCAGTGCTGCTGAACGGAAACGCGGAGAAGCCAGAACTCAGCTTGCCGAAACTGCTGTTCGGATCAGCGACCGACTTAAGCGGCGGAGTGACGCCGATATTGCGATTGATGTCGTAGTTCTGCCCGCTCTCATCGCCGGGACGGCCAGCAATGATCGGCATTGTCTTACCGCCGACCGCGGAAACCCCATGCCGCAGGCTGCCGCCAAGCATGCCGGCGACTGTCTCAGCGACCGGACCCCACCCGTGTTCGCGCGCGTATTTCTGCATGTCGTCGGAAATGAACCAATCAGCGGCGTTGCCAAGCTCCGAACGCGCGCCGGTCATCAACTTGTTGAAAGGCCCAGCGGCCTCCTTGACGCGAGTGAGTTGGTTGCCGGTCGGAAAGAACCACGGCAGGACCTGATCCACCGTTTGCGCCGTCGGACTGGCGTTGGGGCCTAATGCAAGCGGCGTCCCGATAACCTTGCCGACGCCTTGGATGGCGGCTTCACTGGGGGTCCACACTCCGTGAGGCTGGGTCGCTGGCGCTTCCTTCACCAGCGATGGATCGCTCTGCGAGGCCTCGAGCATGCCAATATTGGGAGCGCTCGACGAGCCGAACCCCTGCGCAGCGGCTGACAAAAGGTCGAATGGCGCAGCCAAGGCTCGGATGCCGGCGCGTGCGCCATAGCCAGCGCCCTCTCGAATGTCCTGCGCCCACGGTTGGTCCCGCCAGTCTGGAGGCGGCGGCGGAAAGCCTCCGCTTGCGCCGCGGGCCGCGATCGATGGTTCGCTTGAGGACGGCTGACTTGTCGCAGCCATATGCCGGCTGATCGCAGCGTTTAGGGCTTCCGGCGGCATGTCGTCAGGAAAGTCGATCGTGTCGCCGTTGGGCAGGGTGACCGTTTGGGTCATTGGAGCTCAACTTGCCCCGTCTTTGGGTTCCATATCCAGCGCTTGCCCGGCGGCGCTGCAGGAGGCGCAGGCGGTTGCGACCCACCGCCTCCCCCTCCACCCGCGCTAGTATCAGCGCTGAACCCGCTCTTGCGCAGTTCATCGGCGCGACGCTGGCGGTTGGTAATCCAGGTATTGCGCAGTGCTGATGCGGCGTCTGCAGTCGGCTTGTCGAGGAAGGGCTGAGCGGCGGTTCCCTCATCCTGCAGGTTCTGCAACTGCCGATCAAAGACGTCGGCCATGCGATGAAACGATGGGGCGCTGTTCTTGGCGACGTCGAGCGACTTCGACATGACGTCGCCGTAACCGCGCAACGTCGGATCGCCGCCCAAGGCTCGACCGCTTCCCCACATTGCCTGCATGCGCTTGGTCAGATCGTCGATCGCCTCCTGCTTGGAACTGAATATGCGGGCGAAGTCGATGGCGCCGCCAGTGGCGGCGGTCGCGGCTTTCAGGCCTTCGAGCACGGCTGGGTTCGAGATATCGCCATCAGGGATATTGATCAGCGCGTCGTAACCTTTGATGATATCGGCGAGTTCAGCGCGGTCGCTGATAGCCTGCCTGCCACGCGTGTCTGCTTGGTGGGCTTCGGCCGTTGTATCTTCAAGGTTCTTTGTCTGCGCCGCGATGGCTGAAGGATCTGGTCCCTGGACGACGTTGCCTGGCGCGTCGCCAAGCTTCGGGTTGATCACCAGCTTATCGCCGGCCCCCACATGCTGCGGCGTACTCTGCGCCTGCTCGATGGCGCTCCCCGTATCGAAGCCGTGTCCCGGCCCCAGCGTTGCATTCCGTCCAAGGTTGATGCCGGTCGTCAGGTTCCCCATCGAGGGATCGGCGGCGTAGCTGCCCGCCAGCACCGCATTGAAGGGACTAAAGCCAGCCGTTTGATCGCGCGTGCCCAGCGCCGTCGAAGGCGCTGCTACGGGAGGGACCGCAGCGCCAGCAAGCGTGTCCGCAACGCTTGGAACTGCGCTAGCGGTTGGGTCAGCATTGACCCCAGGAGCGCCGGTGACCCCAGGAATGGAGAGGACGCCGCGTTGCCGCGTGCTTAAGAGCCAGTTATTCCGATCGGCCGCCTCGGTCTGCTGGCGGAGGAGCTCGGCCTCGGCTCGCGTCTTCGGGCTGAAGTTGTTGGCAATGCCCGCCAGCGCAGAGCTGAGTGCGCTGCCTGTCTCGCCGCCGTCCTGAAGGTAAATTCCGGGCATTTACGTCACCTTCGGTTTTATTGAGGAGCCGAAAGCGCTGCCCGCGATATTGGCCAACGAACCGGCGAGGCTGCCCGCCAAGTTAGAGCCCTGCACGAACTGCTCCGGCTGGATCGCCTGGTAGACCCCGAGGGTCGCCGTGTCGCCCTTGCGCATATCGCTCGCGAGCTGAATGGCCTGGTTGCCTGACGTGATGGCCTGGTTGGCCTGCTGGCCCATGTCGTTGTAGCCGCCGCCGTAGGACGATATCCCCGCCAGGGCCGCAATGCGTCCCTGCGCCGCCCTAGCCGCCGCCGTCACCCGCTGCGCCATGTCCTGCTGCACTGACGTGTCGGCGCCTGCTTGTCCGCCGAGCAACGCAATGTTGGAGTCTGGGGCGGCAGGCGAGCCCTGCAGCATCTGCGTGTTGAGGTTGGCCTGCGCCGTCTGTTGGTTGGCCTGCTGCGCCTGCGGCGAAACCTTGGCGAGCGTATCCTGCTCGGCCTGGCTCGCCTTCTGCCGGTTGGCCTCGTCCTTGGCGGCCGCAGTCGCCGCGGCCTGCTGCTGCGTCGCCAGCCACTGGTCGTTGGCGTTCTGCTGCGCCGCCAGGGTGTCCTGCTGGCCCATGTAATTGACGCCCGCCGAGAGTACGCTGCCGGCGCCGGCAAGAGCCATGGCTGAGATTGGATCACACATCGTTCATTGTCCGCTCAGTCCTTCAGTACGCCGCTCGACGAGTTCGCCGCTGGCGGGGTAGGTCCCTGCTGGCCATAGCCGGTGGTTCCGGGGTATGGCTGGTACGGGCTGGTCAGGCTGTTAGCGATGGATCCGACTGCAGTGGCCGCGGGTGTAATGAACGCCGCCAATGGGGTCAGCGTCGGGTCCTTCAGTTGCGAGGCGTTGGCGCTCGACTGCGCCAGGTCCGCGGTCAAGGTCGGGTCCTCGGTCGCATAGAGCTGGTCGATCAGGGACTGCTTGTTGCCCTGGATCTGGGTCTGCAGATCCCCGGTCTGCGAGTTGGCGTTGTTGACGATATCGGCCTTCGCCAAGGCGTCCTGATAGGCGAGCTCGCCCTGCTTGTCGGCGGCGACAGAGGACGTGAGCGAACCCGCCCGCGCCAGGTTGTAGGTCAGGTCCCGCCCGCCCTCGGCATACTGCTTGGCTTCCTGCGGGTTGTAGTAGTCGAGGATCTTCTGGTTGTAGGCGTCGAAGAAGCTCGGCCCGAAACCGCCCTCGGCCGTCGCCGGGGTGTTGATGGTAAGAGGATCGCCCTGCTTGGTGACCTTGCCGCTCGAGTCCTGTAACCCCCATCCGCCGCCCGTCTGCACCGCAGTGTAGCCCGTCGGCACGGTGCCCGTCGTATTGAAGGTCGGCGCCGTCGCTGAAGGGTTAGCAGCCAGCCATTGCGACATCTCGGCGGGCATCTGCTCGGGGGCCTTGAAGGTCGACCAGTCGAACTGGCTCGTGCTCGCGGGCGCCGCCGCGGAAAAATCGAAGATCTTGTTGATCGCGTCCGTGCCTTGCTGCAGACGCGCTTGCCGATCGGCCTCCTTCTGCGCCGCCTGCGCCGCTTGCTGCTGCTCGAAGTCGACGGCCTGGCTGTTGGTGGGCGTGCTCCCGGACATCTAGAGCTTCCTCGAGAAGGCGCCGCCCATATCCGCGAATCCGAACCCGCGAAAGAGATGGCAGAGAGCCATCGCGCCCGGCGAGGTCGGCGCCACGGTGGCGAAGAAGGCGCACGCGCCTTCGTGCTTGGCGATGTCGACGGCGGACCACACCAGCATCCGCCCAACGGCGCTATTGCGATGCTCGGGGGCGACATAGATCGTCCATAGGACGGCGATCGGCTGCACGCTAAAAACATGCATCATCGTCCAGGAAATCCAGCCGACAGGCTCCCCCGCGACCTCAGCAATGATCAGCGGCGTATCGTCCTGCCCAACCAGTCGGGTCATTTCGCGGACAGCGCGCTCGAGGTCGACGGTCGCGAAAGCGTCAAAGCCGCCCTCGTGGAAATGGTCCTCGCCGTACTTGGAGATCAACCCCGCCACGTCCTCGGGCTTGCCGGTGCGAAGCGTCAGTCTGCCTTGGTCAGTGTAGCTGGGCCTTGTCATCCGTAATCCGCGCACACAGGGCGAAGTCCTCGCCCCCGCGGCCGAATCGGGGAGTGACGGCCTCAAAACTGAACCCGACCAGCCCGAGCCAGCGGATGGTCGCGATATTAGCCGCCATGGGACGGGCCTCCAATCGGTGCAGCCCGCGACGGTCAAGCGAGGGCAGTATAGACCGCCGCATGGCCTTCGTCACTTCCATCACGACCTCGTCCCACTTATCGGTGCCCCATATCCACCCCGAGCCCAGGCCGGGCCAGACCGGCGTGAAGCCGCCGATCGCTGCAGGCTCGCCGCCAACCGTGCGGGCTTCCCATTTCGGGCCGGGGACCGTTAGGATGAGATGCCCCGTCGCTTGCGCCGAGCCCTGCCAGATGGTGGCCTCGATCTCGGCCGCGTCCGAGGGGCGTAGGTTGCCCAGCACATACTCGAGTCCGACTGGCGTAAGGCCTTGGATCAACTCTGCTCTCCGTCATCGAACTGGATCACGACATGCCCGAGCCTGGCTCGCGTCGCGTCGGTGGAGCGGAAGCGCAACGAGATATGCGTGCTCTGCTCCGGCATGGTCATGGTGGTCATGGCGTAGGTCGGGCCGGTGAACGTCGCGACCGTCTCTTCCGTGTCCGCGTTGGCCGGGTCGCAACCGACTGACATCGTCCACGTCCCCTCGCAGCCCACGTCGAAACTATGGAACAACTTGGTCTTGCTCGGGCTCTCGCAACTCAGCGCGGGCGTGATCACCTCGACCTCGGTGTTGTCGTAGGTCGACGCAACCTCGCTGCCATAGATGTAGACGTGGTTGTCATCGCCGCGGAGGATCACATAGGGATCGGCCACGCACGACTCGACGAACTTGAACGGCGCATCGAAGGTGGACCAAGCAGTGATGGCCGGCTCCTGAAACGTGCTGAGCACATAGATGCGATCCGGCAGGACGACGAACAGGCGGCCGCTGCGCGGCTGGATCAGGCAGCGGGCCTGGGAGAACCAGGCGGTTCCGTGCTGGATGATCAGAGCCCGAAATTCCTCGTCGATCGGGGTGCCAAGGTCGGTGGTTCCGGCAGTCAGCGAGATATTCTGCACCCGCAATGACCGGATACCGTGCGACGACAGGTACATCACGTCGCCGTTGCCGTACTGAGTGGTCGAATTGGCGGCAATCAGCCCGGTTGAGCGCAAGAGTTGCTGGAACTGGTTTTGCGCCGGGTCAGGATCGAGCTTCCAGAATTGCGTGCTCAGGCTCGAGAAAATGGCCATTTGCGAATAATAAACCTCGAGCCCAACCAGTTGGGTCGAGTCGGAGTCCTGCGCCGAGAGGTCGATATAGCCCGAGCCGTCGTTGGTTGCGGGCGCGACCGGGGGCGTCCAGATGGTCGGGTCGCCGATCTTGGAGAACCTCAGCAGCCGGCCGTCGACGCCGTACATCTTCGAGCCATAAGTGCGGATCGCCGAGCTCGTCGCCATCGCGTCAGTGACGCGAATCTGGTTGTAATAGTGGTAGTAAAGGCCGTTCGCGCCAGCCAGCACGACGTAGAAAAGACCGTTGAACAGGTCCCAGTCCGCAACCCTGGTGATGGTAATGCCGGCTGGAAACGGCAGCGAGATGATGCCGGGGACGGCGCTCGGCGCTGTCCCGGTCGCCTCGGTGATCCCCGACGCGCCGTTGACCACGGTGTAGATCAGCCCATTGCGCGACAGGACCCCGAGACTGCCGCCGGGGAAGGTCCCCCAAGAATAGAAGTTCGTGCGCTTTTCGATCTCCGCGCCCGCCGAGATCACGCAATTGCGCATCACCCGGAGCGATCCCGCGGGAGCGGTCACGTATGACTTTCTTAGGTCGAGCCCCGATTTAAAGTCCTGGATGTTGTAGGCGGGCATCGATCAGGGGCCGGGGATATAATCGATCCAGGGCGTGGCCGTCTCATTGTATGTCGGCTGCATGCGCCTGCCCTGCCCCATTGCGGCTATATCGCGCTTGTTGGCCCCTTGGCGGCTGAGCAGACTGCGAATATAGGCCTGGGCCTTCTGGCCCTTAAGCGTCGCCGTCTCGCTCTTCTGCGCCCCCAGGAGCTCGGCTGCGGCGGTGAGTATGATCGCCTCCGAGTCGATGGTGCAGAGGTCCGAGTCCACCTTCAGCGGCGCCGCCGGCGCCTGCCCATGCCAGCGCATGTGGACGGAGGCGTTGGGGATCGGCCACAACTGCGCCCGGCCATATGGGTCGGTTATCCCGGTCCCCGGACTGACGATCGCGACGTGGCGCCAGCGCTTCGGCGGAAAGCTGTGCAGCGTCTCGTTGATCCAGTCCTCGAAGCCGTACTTCAGCGGCAACCACGGCTGCATCGAGTTGGGGTTATCGTTGTACCAGAGCCCGAGCACGTTTTTAAACGGCATGGTGACGTCGTACTGGATATATTCGCCGTTGGCCGGGGCAGTGAAATCGATCCGGTAGTCCAGGTGCGGCCATCGGTACAGGTTCCAGAGCTCGTGCTGGGTCCGGTCGAGAATGATGTTTTGCATGTCGACGGAGCTCAGCCCGTGCGCCGGCAGGAGCGAGGAGTAGATCTCCGCCCTCAGTTGATAGCGCAGATCGGCGAGCGAAACCCCGACCGGCATATTATGCGCTCCCCTGCGCTCGCGTCATGTCGAGCACCGGCTCGTCGTCGTCGGCGCTCGGCAGCGGCCGCCGCGGAGCGCGCTTCTGGACGGCGGCGCTCTCGTCGCGTTCGCCTGGCCACTGCAGCTCCATCGCCGGCCTCGAGCCGGGATAGCACTGGTCGACGATCTCCTTGCCGTACAGGCCGAGGAGCCGGTTTTTCTCTTCTTGGATGTTCGACGGCTGCGACATGAGAAAGTCCGCGTCGAACACGTTGGCCTCGCCGTGCAGGGCCTGCAGGACCAGCACCTCGGGCCAGGACACGGGCCGGTCAGGGCCGCGATAGAGCACTTGGGTGGCCTCGCCGCCGAGAGCGATCTTTGCCGTGACCCAATCCATTAGATCCTCCTTCAAAAAAGTGTAGGGCCGCCGAGGGGATGGTCGACAACCCTACACTCAGGTCACTTTATCTCAAGCACAAGGGAGGAATTGCGCTGAGTCGCGACCATCTGGCCCGTTGACGTGATGCTCTTGTAAAGCACGAACTGGTTCGCTGGCCTGGCCGGCGTATGGTCCTTCCGCCATTCGTCGGTCATCTGAACCAGGAAGATCTTCTTCGGATCGAACCAGTAACAGCGCTTCGAGAAGCCGAGGTCATCCAACGTCGGGTCATAGGTGAAGTTGGTTCCCATGTACGACAGCGCCCCGACCGCGACGTCGCGTGACGACGAGAAGCCGGTCATCGAGTAGTTGCCGTTGGCCCTCACCTCCGTCTCCATCGCGCCGATGAAGTCCGAGCCGCACAGGGCGATCGTCGGCTTGCCGCCGTAGCGGATGAGCTGGCGGTACTCGGTCTGCAGCACGGTGATCAGCGCGCCGCCGTTGGCCGGGTTGGTGGTGATCGAGTCTCCACCCCAGGCCGCCAGCGCCGGGGTGCCGCCGACCTTGATGCCGAAGGCGGTGGTGCGCGCCCTGTTCCTCCACCAGGAGTTGGCCGCCAGCGACTGATCGAGGCCAGCGACCGTGCCGACCGAGGGATCGGCTGAGATCAGGAACTGCATGCCGGCGAGCCCCTTCGGGTCGGCGGTGCCGTCGCCCCAGAGGAGGCCGTTCATGCCGCGGCTATACTGCTCGCCGAGCTCGAAAAGTTTATCCTGAAACAAATTCACGAGCACCGTCTCGTCGCGATCGGTGTGCTCGACCGTCTCCTCTCCATTGGTGTCGACCACGGAGATGCCGTCCATTTTCAGTTCGGTATGGGTTAGCGTCAGGCCGAGGTGATGCTCGCGCCATGGGTAGTTGCCGCGAACGATATTGGCGGGGGTGAAGAACGCGACGGTGTCGTTGTGGGTGTACCCCTTCAGGACATCGTTGCCGCTGCCATCGCCGAACTTCCCGTGCAGGGCGACTGAGATATTGCCTTTGCCCCCAGGGAATTTCTTCGGGCTCGTTTCGCAGAGCTTGAGGAGAGGTTTGTCTTGCAGGGTCTGGAAGAACTCTTCCGGCCTTGCCCAGTAGTAGTCCAACGCCGCATTGGCGATATTGGTGATTTCACCAGCCGTGAAGGCCATGGCTTAAAAGCGCTCCGAGCGCAGGTTCGTCAACGCGCTCCACGCTCGATCGCCAGATGGACAGCCTCCTTGAGGCTCCTTGGCTCCGCCCGCGCGCCGTTGACCCGATTGATGCTGCTCGGGACCTGGTGCGTTGACCGCGGGGCCGGGACGAAGCGGCTAACGACGGCATTCGCTCGCTCATAGGCTTGCCGAGCGATCTCGACAGCCTCTGCGGGCGAACGCGGCGGACCACGTTCCTGGACGACGGCGTGCAAGAGGTCCCGCACAACGGGCTCTTTGCGCGCATAATCAGGATCGGCTCTTTTGACCTGCTGTTCCCATTGCGAAACCGCGCCGGCCACCGAGGCTTGGAAGTGTTGCACCTGAGTGGCGTAGTCGCGTTGCGACGACTCCTGTTGGACCCGTTGGAGTTGGCTCGCAGCCAAAACTTGCGAACCTCTCACCTGGGCCGTGTACCGCGCCGCATCCTGGGTCATATGCCCCATCTGGACCGCCTGGGCCAGATCAGGTGGCAATTGGATCCCGAGGCTCTCCTGCGCCAGTTTGACGTAGGGGCCGACCCCTTCAAGAAACGTCTTGAAGTCGCCGCGGCGCATGGCCGCGGCCAGGTCGAGAACGAGCCCAAAATCTTCTTTTGCAATGTCAGATTGCCGCAAGAAATTTTGTAGCTCGGTCGTAGTCTTCGCCGCGTTCTCGAGCGGACCGATGTGGTCGTTAAGGCGCCGGATCTGCTCTTGGTATTGGCGAATGCGCTTTTGCGTACGGGGTACGTAGGCGTCGTATTCCTGCTGGGTCAGCGGGCCTAGGTCTTCTCCTGGTTGTGCCGCGCCTGGAGCTGGCGGAGCTCCCCGCAGGTCGCCGGGCGCCGTCTGGCCAGGCTCACCCCGTCGGGGGGCGGCCTCACGGACGACGTCCAAGAGCGACTTGCGGCTTTCAGCCGTAGACGGTTCGTGGCCGGAAGTATCGGGCGACGACCCCGGAGATACGTCAGTAGTGGCAGGGGCCTCGGAACCGGCCGGCGCCGGGGTCGAGGAGCTGGGGGTTGACTCACCAACACCGGACGACGTGTTGTCTTCCAAGGGGCGTCCTCAAGGGTAGACGCAATCCTTATGCTTTCGGGGGGCTTGGGGCAATACCTTCTAGATGTTGCGCGTCTCGCAACGCATTGTTAGAACTCTGAATTTTTCCTCCGGAGCTCGTCCAGAGTCATCTGGCAATCGACCTCGAGGATAGGGACCGGGTCGGTGTCTTCGAGGTCGACCAGCACCACCTCGCGCTCGAGGTCGTCAGTCGAGCCGTAGCCGCTGGCCAGAAGCTGCTCACGCGCCAGCATCGCGCGATAGTACTCCTGCGCCGAGATCCGCTCATCCCGAAGCTCGGTGGCCACCAGCTGCTTCCAAGCCTCGGCGTCTTCCTGCCTCTCCTTCTCGAGGCGTTTGCCTTCCTTGGCGAGCCATCGCGCCGCCTCGTCGCAATACGGCCCCCATGCCATTTCCGACAGCGGCGGGGAGTAGACCTGCTGGCCGGCCTCATTGACGAGGATCATCTGATCGTCGCGGATCGCCTGGATGCGGCACGGCCGCCAGGCGACATTCATGATGCAGTGGCGATCGTGCTGCTCGCGTCTCACGACGCAAACAGATCGGGGCGACCGCGCGTGTCGCGATTGCCGCGGTCGTAATCCTCGAACCGGCAGATGGAGTAGAGCCGGCGGATGGCGTAGCGCTGGAACTCGCCGAGCGTCCGATGGGCGACGCGCTGGTTGCACCCGCCGAGCGGCAGAAGGCTATTGCGATCGCCGTAGACCATCGGGTAGGGGCGGATGCGACGCGCCAGCATCTTATCGAACCGATAGAGCACGCGCTCCCATGTCTCGCGCTTGTCGTAGCCGATCAGCATGTAGACGGTGAGGTGCGACGGTGGGATCCCGTGAGCCTCGAGGGTATCGACGCCTTTGAAGAACCGCCCCTCGTCGCCGATGTTGTCCCAGGCGGTGTAGAGGCGCTTGACCTTGAAAGAATCGTCCCAGTAGCCCATGCGCTTCAGCGCCGCCGCCGAGACGTCGTCGATCATCCGGGTATTGATGCCCTGGTTGAGGCAGATCTGGAAACCGCCGTCGATGATCTCCTGAACCCTGGCTTCCCATTGCTCGCGCGGTTGGCCAAAGAAGTCATTGTCGAGCAGGTGAATGTGCTTCGGGTAGGGGGCGCCGCGCCAGATGTCGGCGATCGTCGCGACGGTGCGGTTCTTGCCCTCCTTGCGCGGGACGACGCAGAAGCCGCACTTCAGCCGGCACCCGCGTTGCGTGAAGCCGATCGAGCCATCGAACTTATAGCCGTCGTAGCTGACGCCGTCGTGCTCGCCGATGACGTCCTCGACCGTGAGGTGGGGCGAGCCGATCCCGGTGCCGCTGATGATGGCGCCGGGGAATTGCGCCTTGAGCTCTTCGATTCGGGCTATTGACTTCGGTTGCTGAAAGATCGCCGAGCCATAGACGCGGTCATAGGCCGGCTCGAAAGCATCGCGAGCGGTGGACTTGATGAAATGCACCGTGTCCCCCCGCTCGCGATGGTAGTGAGCGAGCCGCATCAGCGCCAGGTTCGGCAGTTTCCCGTCGAGCTGGGTGATGCGGACATGCATGGTTAGGCCACGCGGCGAGCGGTGGCGGGGATGCGGACGCCGGCCTTCTCCATGAAGGACAACAGGACCGAATGCGCCTCGAGGAGATTGTCGCGGGCGACTTCGTTGTCGCCCGCCTCCGTCAGGTCGCTGAGCGAGGCGCCGCGGCCCGAGGCAATCAGGTTTTCCACGTCCTTGTAGAACTTGGAGCGGCGGCTCGGGTCGGACTTGTCGACCACCGCATTGGCCTTCTCGAAGGCGTGCTCGGCCGGCTCGTTGAAGAAGAGATTGCGAGCCTTCCCGGACTTGAGGATCGCCGGCAGGTCGCGCACGTCCTCGGCCTTCGGGATGCGTCCGTCGCCGACCCAGCGGCAGAAGTCATCGTCGAAGTCCTGGCCCTTCTTATGGCGCTCGTAGAACTCCTTGACCTTGATGAACTCGGCGAAGAACGACCACTTGCCTTCGGCCTGCGCGGCGTATTTGCCGCCGTCGCAATGCTTGTAGTGGTCGAGCAGGCCGTAGGCCTCGGACGCCTTCTTGATCGCCGGCGCCCCCATGTGCAGGGTGTTGATGAGCTCCGACTCGGGAATGTGCAGGACGTTGATCATGTGCCAGATATGGCCCGCCTTCTCATGGGCGTCCCATTTGATCAGCCCCGCGACG